CTACTGGTGCAGACAGTCTGGGAAAGATAGCCTGCACTTTTCACAGAAAGTTGTACAACAAAAGAATGAGAATATGAAATGGAACTTTATCATCAATGGCGCTCCATTGGGCAGTTACGATTCTTCTGGCGGCTATGCTCCACACAGGAAGGAATGGGTAGACCTTGCACTTGCTGGAGCGTCTCTTGCTTCCTCCATTTGGGGAGGCATACAGTCGAGCAAAGCACAGAAAGAGGCAGAGCGCAGACTTGCCAATGAGAAAGCAGCCAATGATGCCTGGTACAACCGCAGGTACAACGAGCACACCATTGATACGGCAGCAGGTCAGAACATGATCCGTATGGCCAAGGACTATGCCCGTGAGACTTGGAAGAAGGCAGCTGGAGCAGCAGCCGTCGGTGGCGGTACTGATGCAGAGGTGGCCGAGGCCAAGGCAGCAGGAAACAAGATGGTTGGCAATGCCATAGCCAGCATCGAAGCACAGGACGTTGCCCGTAAGGACAACATCGATGCCGCCTACAGGGCAAGACAAAACCAGCTTACCCAGCAGCAGATGGCACTCGACCAACAACGAGCCGCCAACATCTCGCAGGTGGCCGGTGGCGTGAGTGATGCGCTTGCCACTGGCTTCGCACTCACAGGCAGCAAGGTGTTAGGTGTTCCTGGAATTATCAGCTACAAAAGATGGGAATCGACACCAACGAGAAGTGGCTGAAGAAGAACCAGCAGAAGATATTCGACTACAATAATAACTACGGCCTGTTGCAGGGTGTGATGGGTGACTTAGCATAGTTTTGGCTTATGGCAGTACCTAATCTCATGGAGTTCCTGACAAAGCGTCGCTCCACACAGTCATCAGATGACGCTAACCAGCTCGACCAGCAGCAGCAGCCGAGGACTGTTGCCACGAAACAGTACCAAATGGATGAAACCACAAAACGTTACCCAATGGATGAAAAGTGGTGGATACCGACAAAGCTTCCCAAGATAGACAGTGAGAACGTCATCGGCTCGTTGGCCGGTATGCTTGGCCCGACTCCCGAAGAGCGTGAGCAGCAGGAACAGCAGCTGATGGAGCACAAGCGCAAGATGCACGGCTGGACGGCCTTATTCAACGGCCTACGCCATCTTAGCAACCTCTACTTTACTACGAAGGGCGCATCTCCGCAGCAATATGCAGACCCTCACGCACAGATCGAGCAGCAGTACCAGGAAGAGCGCAAGCGTCTTGCCGACATTCAGGCCAACAACCAGAAATACTATGCCGGATTGTGGGGCCTGTATCGTCAGGTAAACGACGAGCAGCGCAGGAATATGCTTGCCGAGGCGCAGCGTGACTACTATGGCACCCGTGAGGACGTTGCCCGTGAGAAACAGGAGCTGGAGAGGCTGAAAGCCGTGCGCGTCATCAAGCAGACAGACGGTAGCCTGGTTAAGTTCGACCCTGTCACGGGAGAGACAGAGCAGCTGACAGAGACAGACCCGCTGTACATCGAATATATGAAGTCACGCATCAACAGGAACAACCGCACCGGCACAGGTCGCAGTGGTGGAGGCAGTAGCCAAACATACGGCTACAGAACCACCAAATGGAAAGAAGATGGTAAGGTGATAACCGAACGTGTTCCCACTACTGGAGGTCAGCCACAAGGCAAAGAGAGTCCGACGAGGACAGTCCAACAGCCTAAAGGCGGTAACAACTCGGGGCAGAAAAAGAAGAAACATGTAGGCTGGTAAATATTACGACTTATGGCAAATATCAATGACGTAGAGAAACTATACAATGCGCTTAAACGCGACGGTTACGATGATTTAGGAACACTCGACGAGTTTACTTCCCGTGTGTCTGACAGAGACAAGGCACAGAAGTTATATGAGGCCATGCAGAGGGACGGTTACGACGACCTTGGCACGGCTGATGACTTCTTTGGCCGTCTTAATCCCCAACCGGCATACAAGCCTACAGCAGACGAGCTGGCAGGCTTCCAGAACACCGTCAACCAGGCACAGCAGACTGTCGCAGGCAGTCGGCAGGCCGCGAAACGCATTGATGCGAGGCAGAAGCACGCACAGAAGACCAACTACGGCCTGACTCCCCCACAGGTGAAGTTAGGCGAGAACAGCAAGGTCGTTGAGACTGATCCGCACTTCAACCTCGACACCGGCAAGATGGAAAGCACCTATATCACAGAGCAGGGCAACGAATACGGTAGCCGTGCCGGTGCTGACATCGAGCAGAACGCCGTCGATATTGCCAAGCACATGCAGACCCTTCCCGGCCAGCTTCAGGATGCCTACGCAGAACGTGAGCGTCTTCAGGCAGAGATAGAAGCCGAGACACAGCGCATAGGCTACGGACAGTCACCTGAGAGGAGCTTTGCCCCGCAAGTACCTGGATCCATTCCCAGACAGTCAGCGGAGCGTCTGAGTAATGACAGGCTACAAACACTCTATGCAGCCCAGCGTCAGAACGAGGAGCGTATCACGGCACTGGAGGCAGAACGTGATGACGATGGAGGCACGCAGTTCTGGCGTGGCTTTGTCGATGCAGCCAAGAATCCCTCTACGTGGACGTTCGGCGTTACAGACCTGCAGAACATGACACAGCTCATGCGTATCAAAGACAAGGTTGACGGTGGCGAGCAGCTGACAGATGACGAGGAAACCCTGTTGAAGAATACGATGGCCAACGGCTACGCCCAGCAGATGTTTGGCGAGAACCGAGGCTTTATGTACCGTGCAGGCGGTATCTCCATGCAGGCGTTACCGTTCGTGGCCGAGTTCGTGGCCACCGGCGGTTTCTCCTCTCTTACACAGATGGGAGCCAGTGCCGGTGAGAAGGTGGCCGAGAAGTTCGCACTCGAAGGCCTGAAGAAAACGATCCTCCGCAATACCGGCGTGGTGATGGGCGATATTGCCTCCAGCTTCATCATGGCCAATACCACTGGTGCAGCACGTACAGGTGCCGACATCATGGAGCGTCACACAGGACAGGTGACAATGGATGAAGAGGGCAACTATAAGTTTGAGGGAGGCAAGGGCATCGGCCAGAGTATCTATGAGGGTGAGGTGGCCAGCACACTTGAATACTATACAGAAAAGCTTGGTGAACACCTGCAATTAGGCAACTGGATAGCCAAGGGAGCCGACAAGATGGGATTGAGCAAACTCAGTAAGGCCATAGGCTACCTTAGTAACAGTAAGATGCTCAATGCCGGAGGCATACAGGACTATCCTTCCGAAGTCGTGGAAGAGCAGGCAAACCTGTTGCTCAATGCCATACTCGTAGGCGACAACAATTTCAGCATAGACCCGAACAGCAAGGATTTTGAAAAATCCGTCTTCAATCCCAAGACCCAGCTCGACATCTGGGGAGGCATGCTATTCTCCATCGGCCTGATGCAGGCACCGAGGCTTGCACATACCGGCTACAATGCAGCAGGCTACTATGCCTATAAGCATACGACCGATGTAGCGGATGCCAGTGCCGCCATCGTGTTCGGTGATGAAAACTGGCAGATGATCAAGGAGCAGATAGACAACTGCGACAATGAACACCTTGGCGAACTGCTGGAGTCTGTCATCAGCGGTGGCATGAACGACGAACAGAAAACCGCTACCATGAACTATGCCGGTAATCTCCTGAAGATGCGTGGCTATAATATGGGTATGATGGCAGACGTGCGAGGTGGTGAGGACTTCCAAAGTGAGGAAGGCTTTCTCTCTCACGGCATAGACCAAGGCTACCAGCAGGGACATGAGGCACAGCAGCCGGACGAAAAGAAGATTATCGTTGATGAGGCTAACGCCGCTGAGGCACAGCTGGCACAGATGTTAGATGAAGAGACAGTAGGCTGGATATCCAATATGTCGCCGATGGATGCCATCGACGTTATGCTTAGTAACCGTGGTGAAGAACTTGGCCAGTGGAACGATGAAGAGATTGCAGCCGTTGTGGACTACTATCAGAAGCAGGCCAGAGCGCAGGGCGTGATGGATGCAGCAGCCGACGATGTGGAGTACCAGGTAGCCAAGGCCAATGCCGAGGTGGATGCCAACACCCACAAGGGCCTTAATCAGATGATTATGGCAGAAAGCGGAGGTGAACCGTTCTATATCGTAGGCGGTGACGTTTCTCTGTTTGAGGATGCAGAGGAAGGTAAGCTTGTGTTCGACTATGAGAATACAGGTGATGCCCTTATTGTGCGAAACGCACAGACAGGAGAAATCAGCGTGAAGTCACCCCAGCAGTTGGCAGTGGCCAGTCTGACAGACCCCAACGTCATCAGACAGCAGAATGAGACCGTGCTACGTCAGGAAGTCATGCAGCAGCATGAGGACGATATCACCTTTGGTAGTCCGGCACAAGAGACCTTCCAACTCAACGACACCGTGACGCTGAACGACGGTCAGGGCAACATCATCGAGGGAGAGATAGGTATGATGCCGTCATCCATCGATGGTGCCTACGTCGTATATACCGCAGACGGCAAGGCCATGCAGCTGACAGGCGACGAGCTTAACAAGATGATCGTAGCGCACAACGGCATGGAAGTGCAGCGTAGCACCCTGACTACTCCAGTAGAACAGGAAGGAGCCGTTTTGGAACAGAATGGTGCTCCAATCGCACAGAATCCGTCAGGAATGGAACAACAGGGCACAGATGCAGGTGCGGAGGCAGGTCGTGAGCAGACCAGTGGAGACGAAGCACCTGTATCAGCCCTTGACAAGATACCCGTGCTTCAGGACGAGCAAGGCCGTCCCATCCTTAACAGGAAGGGAAAGAAGCAGTACCAGTGGCACAAGGCCAGCGTGGAAGATACCGCAGATGCTCTTACAGAGACAACAGGCGGTGACATGGTGATGGCCCGTGACACTGCAACCGACCTTATCAACAATGCCAAGGGCAAGCTGGAGAAGATACGCAAGCAGAAGCCCAAGGGTGATGACCCCATCGAGATTGCCGAGAGTCGTGCAGAGATACGCAAGCAGGAACAGGAACAGCAGGCTATTATCAAGCACTGGCAGGACGTGAACCAAACCATTCAGGCCAGAATGAGGGAAGAATCCGCAAAGCGCGAGGAAGAACGCCGTGCAGCACTCACAGAGCAGCAGCGGGCAGAAGAGGACGAGCGCAAGCGTCAGGAGCAGGAACGTCGTGACCAGATAACGGAAGAACGCAGACGACAGCAGGTGGAGGAAGATTTGCGTAAGTGGAACCAGCCGTATCAGCCGTTGGAACAGGCCAAACGTGAGATGGCTGATGACCCCGACGCAATGGCCATACTCAGTGACACAGAGCCGCAGGGCCTTGACGAATGGGTCAGCTCCCTGTTGCGTCCTCAGAGCATGATGTGGGCAGACGATGTGGTGGATGGTCGTACCGTCACCGGCTTACAGAGCGAGTTAGGCCTTGGCTGGAGCGACATGCAGCGTTTCGGTGCTCTTATCGGTGGCAAGGGTAAGGGTAAGCCCTTCGGTCAGGTAGTTCATGAGATATGGGAAGATTTGCCCGAGGGCATGAAGAACCAGTATAATGACCAAGACGTGCGTAACGTGCTCCTTTCCCTCTTCAACGAGAGCGACGCAAAGCGTATGCGCAACCTTGCCGCAGAGCGACGCATCGAGCAGGCCCGTGAGGCAGTGAAGGAGAACCAGCGACGCGAAGCCGAGTGGGAAATGGAGGCATGGGCTGAGGCTTATCACCTCACACCAGAAGAGCGTGAGGCCTTCGAGGACTTCATGCAGCAGCCACCGATGGAGCCTGAACAGGATATTATCAATCAAATCATAGCAGAAAATGAAGAACAGAATCTACGGAGCAATAGCTTGGATAGACAGCCTGTCAGCGGAACAGATGCAACAGGCATTGAAGGAGGCCAAGGCCAAGTACAAGGACAAGTTGAAGGCACAGGTGATGTCACTGATGCACAAGGGACTACCCAAGGCGCAGAAGCAGCTACAGGTGAACCGGCTCCTTCTGGTGACAATGTGGCTGGAGGAGCATCCGCAGCAAGAGAGTCGTTGTCAGTAGACGAACCCCGCTACAGGGCACACCGTCAGGCACTCATTGATGCCTACAAGAGTGGTGATGCAGCAGCCATTCAGGAAGCGGCCAAAGCCATACAGCAGTATGTCGATGAAGGCCTTGATGCCGTCGGCGATCATACGGAAGTGTACGACATGGCCGAGGATTACAACGGCAACGACCCTGAGATGCTGGCAGACCAGTATATCATCCGCACCTTCTGGGACAGATACCTCGACGATGATGAGGACCAGGAGTACATCAAGACCGGGCTGAAGCCTGACATGCGCGGACAGCAAAGCCTCTCCATAGAAGAAACCGTCAAGGCTGCAAGGGCTGGTGACGAGTCAGCACAGGAGAAGCTGGACTCCTACGGCATATCGTGGGAGAAGAAGCCTGTTGTGCGTTTCGTGGCACAGGGCGAGGTAGAAAGCATTATGAACGGTGGCCGCTATGAAGGCCGTTTCGGTGACGGTCGTGTAGATGTCACCAACAGTACCGACGTGACCACAGCGGCAACGGCAGACTACCGTATCACCTTCAAGGATGAACTTGACTGGACGCTGAACGACCGCTTACGCATGAAGAATGAAGAACTTGGCGACGGCTATATCATGGACGGCTACAGTCTTGATGACGTGGCCACCATCGAGAAGCGCAATCCTGACGGTACATATACCAAGGTGTATGACGCTGCCAATCCCGTGCAGCAGCGCACAGAGCCTTATACCTCGTTTGAGGAACTGGCAGCAGACACCAAGGAGAACGTGACAGACCCCGCCATGCAGCGGGCACTCAGGAAGATTGTTGACAAGATTTTTGAGCATGGTAGCAGCAATCTCCGCACAGACCCGCTTGGCTTCGACTATAAGTTTGTCTATATGGCCGAGGGAACCAGCAAGGCAGACCGGGGACTGTTGCAGCCCTGGGGAAGTCAGGATAAGGTGGAATACAATGACAGCAACCCCACAGCCACATGGATAGACGAGAAGGAGAAGCGTATCTATTTCATCAAGTACAACCCGCCAGGCACTGCATACAGCTGGGACTTTACCATCGTCGGCTACAAAGAGATGCCAAAGCCCATCGGTGCCACCTCTACGGCCAAGCAGATAGCCGATGAAGAGGCGAAGGTGGAGCAGAACCCCACCGACGGACAGAAGGAGGCAGGCAACTATCAGAAAGGACATATCAAGGTAGATGGTTATGACATTACAATCGAAAATCCGAAAGGCAGTGTACGTCGCGGCACTGATGCCAATGGCCAATCTTGGGAAACCGAGATGCACAATACTTATGGTTATATTAGAGGAACCGAGGGCGTTGACGGCGACCACATCGATGTATTCCTGTCCGACACACCAACCAGTGGAAAAGTCTTTGTCGTCGATCAAGTTAACAGCGACGGAAGTTTTGACGAGCATAAAGTTATGTATGGCTTCGCAAGTGAAGAGGATGCAAGAGCAGCATACCTATCAAACTACAGCGAAGGGTGGCAGGGCCTTGGTGCAATTACGCCAGTATCAAGAAAGGATTTCAAGAAGTGGGTACAGTCCTCACACCGTAAGACGAAACCGTTTGCCGAGTACAAGAGCGTGAAGAAGGAGCCGGTGGCAGAGCCACAGGCAGCACAGCCCGCAGGAGAACCAGCGGGAACGGTGGCTAATCCCAGTGGCAACAGGCTTGTAACTGATGAACGCTATGCAGAGCTGAAGGAGCGCATGAAGAAGAAGCTCCTTGGGCAGTTCAATATGGGCGTAGACCCTGAGATACTTGCCATCGGTACGGAAATGGCCGTGTACCATATCGAGAAGGGCGCACGTCAGTTCGTTGAGTATGCCAAAGGAATGATAGCAGACCTTGGTGCCTGAAATGGCAGAACTGTCACAGACGATGGATGCCTACGATGACGTAAGCAAGTTCGATGTGTTCAACTTCGACAAACAGCAGGTCCCTACTCCAGTGGAGAAAGCCCAGCAGGTAGTCAGCGAGAAAAAGGCAGAGCGTGAGGCAAAGGAGGCCGTAGAGAAGATACAGGAGATAGCCAAGAAGGGCAGTAAGAGCAGCGGCAAGAAGAAACAGCAGTCGCAAAGTCCTTCACTGTTCGATCTGTTTGAGGAAACAAATACCGAGGAATCGGAAACAAACCAGGCTAAATCGGAAACAAATGAGCCGAAAGCGGAAATTCCTGCCAAGCCCAATCTCGATAAGAACGACTACAGGTCATACATGACCCCGGAGGCAAGGGAATACTTTGCCAATGACCCTCGTTTCGCTAACTATGCCCATAAAGAGCTTGCCTATATTCAGGCCGCAGTATGGGATGAGGTTATTATCCCAGTTGATGAACTAAAGAAAGAACCAGCCATTATAGAGGCGGAAGCACGTATTGCTGCGAAGAAAGGTGAACTGAACCTAACAGACGAACAAAAGCGCGAGTATGCAGAGCGACTGTTTGACAATGAGCATGGGAGTGCGGTATATCTTGATAGAGAACTGACAGGATATACAGGCGACGTAAAGGCCGAGAAAAGAGCGTTTATCGTTGTTGGCAGACCAGCAGGCGGTAAGTCGAGCGTATTCGCTGACCCTATTTCCCATCAGTATTCGGCACGCATCATTGATTCCGACACTGTTAAGCCGTGGCTGGAAGGCTATGACGATGGATATGGTGCTAACTATGTTCATAAAGCAAGTACCGATGTGGCAGAGCTTGCCTTGGATATGGCCATAGAGAAAGGTGAGAATGTTGTTATTCCACGTATAGGTGGCCTGAGTGTTGTCCAAAGAGCCATTGAACTACGTAAAAAAGGCTATGATGTAGAGCTGCTTTTCAACGATGTTCCTGAAGAAGCATCTATCATGCGTGCCGCTTCACGCTTTGCCATGAAGGGAAGATACCTTTCTTTAGATTATTTAACTACAATAGGGGATAAAGTCTCGATAATTTTCAGTAACTTTGCAGACAGAAACATAGGTGATTATGAACGAATTAAGAGCGAAGTACAAAAGTTACTCAGAAGGTCTGAACGACTTCCTGGCAATTCAGCAAGCACAAGAGAGGGATTGCGGGAACTACGCACCGATGTCCCCCGAAGAGAAGGAGCGGCTGACGGAGATGTTCAAGAGCTGGTGGGAGATGGAAGACTTTCAGATGCCGAAGGGCAACTGGTGGTAAATGGCAGTAGTCCTATCTTCACCCATGCTGAGTGGAAAGACAACAATGTGCCTTATGGTACACAGCCCAAGACACTTTGGAACAGCAATAATTCTACCTTTGAAGAATTTTTAAATAACGACAATGGAACAGAACGCAAGGTATCAAGAAAGTCTGACGAAGCTGGCCAAGGAGCTGAACAAGCCCGTGGAGCAGTTGACAGAGCTGGAGCGGAACGAAGCCCTGAACAGGATAGGGCTGAGCGTTCTGGATCTGGACATTCCGTAGAAAACACTCTGGGAGTGGTTGATGCTGCTGAACAAACGCGCAGCGGCTCCATCAACCCGTCGGCGAGGGCTAACAGTAATGCGCGTAACGCTGTAAGCCCGATTTTAGATAACAACAAGCGAAACAACGTAGGGGAGAGAGGCAAGGACTATGCGCCTCTCTCTCCCAAGGCGCGTTTCAATGCTAACGTGGATGCCATCCGTCTGATGCGTGAGCTGATGGAACAGGGCATAGATGCACCTACCAGCGAGCAGATGGAGGTATTGCGCAAGTATAGCGGCTGGGGTGGACTTGGCACCTTCTTCAATGACGAGAAGAGTGCAGAGAACCGTCTGCTGCATGACCTGTTGAGTGAGGAAGAGTATCACGATGCGGTATTGAGCATCAAGACAGCCTACTATACTCCTGCCTACGTCATTGATACCTTGTGGGACGTAGCAAAGCAGATGGGCTTCAAGGGTGGCAATGTGCTTGAAGGTAGTGCCGGTATTGGCAACATCATCGGACAGATGCCCCGTGAGATGAGCAGCAGGAGCAATATTGAGGCCGTCGAGATAGATGCTATCTCCGGCAATATCCTGAAACTCCTTTATCCTGATGCCAAGGTACACATACAAGGTTTCCAGGACACCGTGATACGCAATGGCAGTGTAGACCTTGCCATTACCAATGTACCGTTTGCCGCAGACCTTCATGTGATAGACAAGACCGACAAAGACCTTTCACGCAAGTTCAGGACACTTCACGACTTCTGTATAGCCAAGAATATACGCAAGCTGAGAGAGGGAGGTATCGGTATCTTCATTACCACCAGCGGCACACTTGACAAGAGTAACAAGCTACGCCAGTGGATAACCGACGAGGCACAGACTGATGTTATAGGTGCTTTCCGTCTGAACAACAAGAGCTTTGGCGGTGCCAACGTGACATCGGACATTATCATCGTGAAGAAGCGTGTAGGCGGTGTGAAGTCAGAGAACGCCATCAACATAGCCAAGGCAAGCCCTTTGCGTACTGGAGAGTACGAGGCAGGCGAAGCCGAATACAAGCGTGGTGAAGGATGGGTAAAGGACATCAAGAGTGTGAGCATGGTCATCAATGACTACTTCCACGACCATCCCGAAGCAATGGCCGGTGAAATGTTCTTCGGCTTTGAGAAGGGAGATACCTACAGACCTGAAAGTTACGGCCTCTATCCCGCAGAAGGTAAGGATCAGGAAAAGATGCTTGCCGACTGGGTGAAGGGTATCAAGGAACAGATAGGTTCAGTTTCCGCTAAACAGCAGGAGGAAGAGCAGGTGAACCAGCTCACAGGCGAGAAGGAAGGTAGGATGCTGGTAGATGACAAAGGCAGGCTGTGCGTGTCAGAGCGTGGTATTGCCGTTCCCCTGGCACTCAACGACCAGAAGGTGAAAGGACAGACCAAGCAGCAGTGCTTTAAGGACTATCAGGCCGTACAGAAAGCCGTTGATGATGTTCTGCAGCAGCAGTTGAGCGACCCCGACGATGCAGCATTGAAGCCCAAGCTGGATGCACTCAACAAGGCGTTTGACCTTTTCGTCAAGCGTTATGGTCCGCTGCATAAGAATACATCTATCTCTTTCCTCCGTAACGATATTGACTTCCCTTCTTTCCTTGCACTCGAGAACTACAGCGAGACAAAGGACATGAAGGGTAAGGTGACAGTCACAACCTCGAAGAGTCCTGTTTTCAAGCAGCGTGTACTCGGTTTCAAGACTGAACCGCAGCCTAAGACCGTCAAGGATGCCGTTACCGCCAGCCTGTTCAGGAACAACACCATTGATGTTGACTGGATAGCAGAGAAGCTTGACATGGAGCCTGATGCAGTTCGTCAGGAGGTACTAAGCAGCCGTCTTGGTTTCGAGGACCCGACAACAGGTAGCCTGGAGATACGTTACAAGTACCTCAGTGGCAATGTGCGTGAGAAACTTGCCATCGCTGAGGCTTACAATGACAGCGAAGAGAGCAAGGGCAGGTATGATACCAACGTAGAGGAACTACGCAAGGCCGTACCTATGGACATTCCAGCCCACCTGATAGATTTCTCCCTCGGTTCGTCATGGATACCGATGGAGCTTTACACACAGTACATGGAAGAGGTGTACGACCTTTCCAACGTGAAGATAGCCCATCTTGAAGGTGCATGGGTATTAGACCCGCAGTACCGTTACCACAACGAGAAGAACCGTGCCGCCGGTGTGTACAGCGAGCAGTTCAAGGAAACCATCTATGGCCATCAACTTGTAGCCGCCGCACTGAACAACCGTCCTATCAAGGTTGCCCGTCAGGTGTCGCACGGCTACGGCAGCAGTAAGACCACAGAGACCGTCGTAGATAAGGATGCCACACAGGCATGTGCAGTCCGTGTCGATGAGATAAAGGATGAGTTCAAGCAGTGGGCCAAGAAGAAGATGCAGGAGGATGAAGAGCTTTCCCAGCGTATCGAGAAGATATATAACGAGAAGTTCAATGCCGTCGTGCCCATGCAGATAGATGACGAGTTCCTGCCTGACATCTTCGAGGGTGCCAATATGAACATCAGCCTGTATGGCCATCAGAAACGTGGTGTGATGCGTGGTATCACCTCTCCTACGATGCTTGCCCATGAGGTAGGAACCGGCAAGAGCTTCACACTTATCAGTACCGCTATGGAGATGCGCAGGCTTGGTACTGCAAAGAAACCCATGATTGTCGTACAGAACGCAACCGTGGCACAGATGACAGCCGATGCCAAGCTGTTGTACCCCAATGCCAAGATACTGTCTTTGTCGGAAAAAGACCGCAGTGCAGAGGGCCGTCGTTCGTTCTATGCGAAAATCAAGTACAACGACTGGGATATAATCATCGTACCTCAGAGCACCTTTGAGCGTATTCCCGACTCTCCAGCCCGTGAACTACAGTTCATCCAAGAGAAGATCGACGAGAAGAAGCATGTCATCGAGATGGCCGAAGAGTCAGGCATGGACTCCCAGGAGTTGAAGCGCATGCAGCGTGAGCTGGAAAGCCTCGAACAGGAATACGGTGACAAGTTCCTGGACAGCGGAGAGGAAGCCGTTACTCCTAAGAGTAAGAAGAAGGATGCCAAGAAGGAAGAGGCCGCACTGGAGAACGCTGCCACCAAGGCAAAGGAGATGCTTGACAGACAGGTGGACGATGTTCAGTACTTCGATGACCTTGGCGTGGATGCCCTATTGGTCGATGAGGCACACGAATACAAGCACCTTGGTTTCCAGACAAGCATAGGCCGAGGTATCAAGGGTATAGACCCCAGCTACTCCAAGAAATGTGCCGGACTCTACAATAAGACCCGCAGCGTTTTCGAGAAAGCAGGCTGGCGTAATGTGGTGTTTGCCACTGGCACACCAATCAGTAACACAGCAGCCGAGATATGGACGTTCATGAAATACCTGATGCCAGCCGACGTAATGCGTCAGAACGACATCTATTACTTTGATGACTTCGTTCATAACTTCGGTGCCATCTCACAGATGCTGGAGTTCACCACCAGCGGTAAGTTCAAGGAGAATACCCGCTTTGCCGCATACCTGAACAAGCCTGAACTTATCCGTATATGGAGTCAGGTAGCCGACACCGTTCTTACAAAGGAGGTTGGCAAGGTGCAGGAAAAGATACCTGAGCTGGAGAATGGCAAGGATCAGGACGTATTCCTTCCTCAGTCACCAAGCCTTATCAGCATTATGGCCGCAGTGAGGGCAGAGCTTGAACGCTTTGAGAACATGAGCGGCAAGGAAAAGAAGGAGAACAGCAGCATACCATTGACAATGTACGGTATCGCCAAGCGTGCCGCCATTGATCCGAGACTTGTCAATCCTGATGCACCCGACGAGCCATTGAGCAAGACCAATGCAGCCGTCAAGGAAATCGTCAAGGACTTGAAGGCTACGGAGAGCTACAAAGGTACTGTTGCCGTGTTCTGTGACAATCAGAACCGTTTGGGCAATAATGCCGCAGGAAAGAAGGTCGTGGAGTTCAACATCTACGATGACATGCGTGAGAAACTGATAGCGCAGGGCGTACCAGCCGAGCAGATTGCCATCATCAAGAGCGGTATGAGTATCACGGCCAAGCAGAAGATATTCGATGCCGTCAATGCCGGTAGCATCCGCGTGGTACTGGGTAGTACCCAGACGTTAGGCACTGGCGTGAACATGCAGGAACGTCTGCATCTGCTTATCCACATGGATGCTCCTGACAGGCCTATGGACTACACCCAGCGTAACGGACGTATCAAGCGTCAGGGAAACCTTCATAAGACATGGGGCAAGTCCATCCGTGTCATCCGCTTCGGTGTAGAGGACTCGCTGGACGTTACAGCCTACCAGCGTCTAAAGACCAAGAGCGGATTCATTGACAGCATCATGGACGGCAAGGGCGCACTCCTGAACAATCAGGTGGACCGTACCGTCGAGGAAGAGGAAGAAGGCCTGTTCGATAATCCTGTTGCCGTTCTGTCCGGCTCGCAGTATGCCCTGAAAAAGAACCAGGCAGAGCGAGAGCTGAGGAAGTACCAGAACAAGAAGCAGCAGTATGAAGCCGACCAGGTATATGTCGCCAACACCATCCGTAAGGACAAAGGCCTTATCTCTGCCAATGAGGGCGAGATAGAGCGCAGTGAGAAGAACATCGAGCGTATCAGTAAGATGTTCCCCGACGGCAAGGTGAAGGTTATTACCATACAGGGTGAGAAGGTCGATATGACCGCCGAGGGAGCAGAGGAACAGCTTTCCAAGGTTATGAAGGAAAAGGTCAACGATCATATCAATGCCCTTGTGAAGCGCAACCGTGAGAACGCCATCTATAACGATGTCAATGTTCCCGTGAAGCTACAGCTGGACGGTCACGACCTGAACATCACCGTCAGCATCGAGCGTGAGATGGTGAATGAGGGTGGCCGTATGCGTACCGTCATCCACCAGTACAGCACCTACGAGTGCAAGGCCCTTGGCATCGAGACCATGATGCGCAGCAGTGAGCGAGTACGTGACATACTGGACTATGTGCTGGACTACGAAGTCACGGCCAAGAGCGACAAGGAGCGTATCGAGGCCATGCAGGGCAAGAACCAACGCCTACAGGAAGAGGTTGCTGTATTGCAGGAGCGTGTCGGCCTGAAGTTCCAGTTTGACAATGAGCTGGCAGAGGCCGAGAAGAAGGTAGAGGAATATACCGAGCTGATGAAGCAGGAGATGGCCGAGAAGGAAGCCAAGTATGCCAGTGTTGCCGTTGATACCGTTGATCTTAGCAAGAGTGAGGACAGCGAAGAGGATGATACCCGATATCGCACTGATGACGCATGGGGTGACGAGGAAGCCCTCATCATTGAACAGGCCAAGGCCAACGACACCTATATGAGAGCACCCAACGGCAAACCAAGCAATCTGAATGAACGTCAATGGGTACAGGTGAGGACACAGGCCTTTAAGGACTGGTTCGGTGATTGGGAGAATGACCCTGATAATGCCTCGAAGGTCGTTGACGAGAACGGAGAGCCATTGGTACAGTACCATTCCACTAACCTTGAATGGGTGAACAAGGGCGAACCGTTCTGGGAGTTCTACGAGGATTCACACTTCGGTACTGAGGGACAGGCTTTAGACAGGATGCCAGCCAAGTCAGGCGTGAAGGTGTATGCCGTATTCCTGAACATCAGGAACCCGCAGCGCAGGAACGATGCAGACCAGGACTACCTCGACGAGAAGGATATGACCATGAGCGAATACTGGGAACAGTGCGCACGTCGCTCCAAGTACAACGGCTATGACGGTATCGTCTATCTGAACGAGTACGAGGACAAGGAGCATCCGGCAGACAGCTGGATAGCTTTCAGACCCGAACAGGTGAAGAGTGCCGACGAGAACATTGGAACCTTCGACACAGACGATCCTGACATTCGCCACCGTGACCAGGAACAGTTTGACGAGGGCGAGGTGATACCCGTCCACAGGAACATACACTATCAGGAAAGTTACGGCTTGCGCGTGCTTGGCAACGAGCACAGTTACAGCGTAGATCTGTTGCCCGATAACTACAGCAGCATCCAGTCGCTACTCGATGCCGTGCGTAACGCCTACGAGGGCTACTATGCCGAGGTTAACGATGACCAGAGCGGTATCGTTATGCGCTCATGGGACAGCGTTATCAGGGATGGTGGCCGTGCCACGTCCACTAATGCGAAGAAGAGACGGCAGAAGGAAGCCTATCTGGAGCGTAAGACCCGCAATGCTATTGCCGCAGTTACCCAGCTTGCCCACCGTCTGAAACTCGACGTGGAAGTGTTGACGAGCACCGACGGGCTGAAAGGCAAGAAAGCCAAGGCCAAAGGTTGGTACAATGCCAAGACAGGCAAGATAACCATCGTACTGCCCAACCACTACAGTCAGGCCGACGTGTTGCGTACCCTCATGCATGAAGGTGTGGCCCACTACGGCCTGCGTCAGATGTTCGGTGAGCACTTCGACACCTTCTTGGATAACGTATATAATAATGTATCGCCCGACATCAAGCGCGTCATCGACGCTGCCATGAAACATAACGGCTGGAGCCAGCACGAGGCCACCGAGGAATACCTTGCAAGGCTTGCAGAGCATACCGACTTCGAGCGAGCCACACAGCAGGGCTGGTGGAGCAAGATCAAGGAGTTCTTCTTGCGTATGCTTGCGCAGGCAGGCTTCAGGATGAAGGACGGTGCAACACTTACCGACAACGAGTTACGCTATGTGTTGTGGCGCAGCTATGAGAACCTGAGAGTGCCCAATGCCCGCCGCAGCATCTTCGACACCGCCAAGGAAGTACAGATGCAGAGCCGTTTCGGTGTAGGACGCTATGCCAGGGAAGCACAGCGGCTACAGAGCACAGGCAGGATGGACACGGGAGGCTATGCAGCCGCCGCCGATCGTTATTCACTCCGCACCAAGGAGCCGCCAAAAAAGACCGGCATAGGCTATAAGGTGTTCGTGCTGAAGAACGGACAGCTGTACCCGCCGATGGTAGCCAATCCCGACGGAGCAGGAACACCAATAGGTGTATGGCTCGATGCCGATGCCGCACCGATAGCAGGCACCAGCAAGACAGGACGGCCACAGGTGAAGGCCGGTGGCAAGGGAACACAGGGAGGTAGCGGACAACTTGCCTACCGTCCCGGATGGCACCTTGGCACTATCCCCTACGCCTTGCAGTTCAACAGGAAGGATGACAGTGGCCAGCGCAGTCTCTTCCCTGCTAACTTCGTATGGGCAGAGGTGGAATATGCAGACGATGTGGACTACCAGCAGGAGGCCCATGACGAAGGCGTGAATGACAACGGCAACTACCAGCACTCGCTGGCAGGGCTGAAACATGTACCTACCGACGGCAGCTACAAGTACCGCACCAATCCCGACCCGCGAACAGATGAATGGATCATCACGGGAGCCATGAGGGTAAACCGCATCCTGAGCCGTTCGGAAGTCGATGAAATGGTACGTCAGGCAGGCCGTGAGCCTCAACAGGTGCAGGACGGTGATATACTTACACAGGAAGCCGTCGATGCCCTGAATGAAGAGATAGCCGCTATGAAGCAGGCCGATGATATGGGACTGCTGTTCCGTGACGATGATGACTGGTTGGATGCCGACATCGACATTGCCCGTCAGGAGTACGAGCGTGCAGCCGCTACAGAGGCTATCAAGTTTCAGGAGGCATGGCAGGACAGCATGGCAGGCCTGAAGGTGTTGCAGAATGCCATCGAGAAAGAGACCGGAAACAAGGCTACAGGTGCAGAGGATGCCTATCTCTATGAGAACCGCATGCACGGCAAGGCCAAGAACCAAAGTGAGACCTTCGACCGCCAGTACTACCGTCCCATCTTGAAAGCCCTCGATGCCCTGATGAAAGACAGGAACCTGAGTCATGATGCCGCCATGCAGTACCTTATCGCCAAACACGGTGTGGAGCGTAATATCTTCTATGCTTTCAAGGAGGCCGTAACCTCACAGGTACAGGAGAATATCAATAAGGAGCAGCAGAAACTCACACGACGCTATGAGCGTGGTGAGATAGATGCCAAGGAATATAAGAAGCTCCAGCAGGAACTTAGCGACAGCCTGAGTACAGACGTACAGAACATTCTCACGTTAGTGGCCACCGATGCAGAGCATATTCAGAACAAGAGCGACTACGAGGCAGGCACCATCACCTATAGCGAGTATATAGACAAGGAGGCCGAGCTTCGCCGCAGGTATGCCCCCGACTTCGACAGCTACCGCAAGGACTATTCAGGCCTTACGGAGCTTACCGATGACGAGGACGGCTATGAGCTTGCCGCCCTTGGCATGGTGCAGAGCGTCGAGGATGCAGGCAACCCAAAGACCACAAGGCTTGTGAACAGCCTTTGGAACACCATCAATGCAGCCACCAAGGAGTCATTGCGTTTCAGCTATGAGAGTGGCCAGCTCTCCCGTACACAGTACAACAACATCAAGCAGATGTTTGAATACTATGTACCTCTTCGTGGATGGGCCGAGGACAATGCCGACGATGCCTACGACTACGTTACCCAGCGTAATGTGTTCAGTACTGCCGTGAAAAAGACCTACGGACGTAAGAGCGTGGCCGAGAATCCTATTGCCTACATCGGCAATATGGCAGTCAGTACGATACTTGCAGGACACCGTAACCTGATGAAGCAGCACTTCCTGAACTATGTGATGAACAATCCCACAAGCCTTGTGAGCATCAGCGAACAGTGGTGGGAGAACAAGGGCAGTGAGACTTCACCGTATTGGGTAGAGGTACGTCCCGAGATACCGGCTGGAGCCAGTGCCGACGAGATAGCCGACATCGTTGAGGCCTTCAACGAGGACATGAAGGAAAAGCAGAAACTTGGTATGGCCATGAACCAGAAGGGCAAGCTCCATATCAAGTACCATGCCACTGCCTCAGAGAAGAACGAGCACATGGTAGAGGTGCAGCGTAACGGCAAGACGTACCAGCTGTACATCAATGGCAACCCCAAGGCCGCACAGGCTTTGAACGGAGCGAACAGCCGCAGCGTTACCCGTATTACCGATGTGCCAGGACTGGGATGGATTCCCAAGCTTAGCCGCATGATGGCAGCGAACTTCACCAGCCGTAACCCTGCGTTTATCATCTCCAACATGAGCCGAGACCTCAATATGGCCGGTGCATCTGTAGCCGTAAAGGAGGATGCCGCATATAACGCCCGATTCATTGCCAACGTGGCGAAGGTACTCAGTCCGAGAGTTGGCAGGGTAAGCCGCTACGGGCTGATGGGCAGGTTTGGCAGCAGGCAGGGCTTTACAGGCCTCATGCCGTCACTGATGCGTAAGTATCTGGCAGGAGAGCTTAACCCAGCAGACGAGACAGAGCGTTACTTCAAGGAGTTCATGGATGAAGGTGCAGAGACCGGCTTTGTGAACATGCTCAGTGTTGACTCCTTCAAGGATAAGATGGCGAAGGAGCTTGGCCGTATGCAAGGCACGACGTTCAATCCCATCAAGGCCCGCAAGGGAACCAAGGAGATGCACATCACCAAGGGCTTGCGTATGATGGGAGAGATATTCGAGTTCTATAACCGCTGTGCCGAGGATGCAACCCGCTTCATCGTCTACATGACCAGCAGACAGATGGGTAAGACCTTAGAGGACAGCGTAGCCGATGCAAAGGACGTAACCCTGAACTTCAACAGGAAGGGTACTGGAGCCATGATGAACGGAGTGATCCGTGACCTCTTCATCTTTACCAACCCAGCCATACAGGCATTGGCCAACATGTATAAGATGGCATACAAGCATCCGTTGAAGCTGACAGCCGTGACCGCTGCTTTCGTTGCAGGTGGTATGCTGATGCCTGTCATCAACCAATGGCTTCTGCAGATGTTCGGTGACGGTGACGATAAGGATGCCTATTGGAACCTTCCACCTTGGGTGAGGAAGAACAACCTCGTTATGTGGATTCCTGGCACCAAGAACTTCATCACCATTCCACTTGCACAGGAGTTCCGTGTGTTCTATGGCATGGGTGAGATGACATCAAGCCTCATCTACGAGCATCCCGTACATAACTGGCCACTTGAAATCACATCTTCGTTCATGGACCTTGTGCCTATCAACCCGACGGGCAATGCCGGTAAGTTGAGCATCGACCTTATGCCGACGGTATTCCAGCCGTTGATGCAGATCGGTGAGAACACCGACTTTACAGGCAAGCCCATCTGGAAGGAGAACCAGGGCAACAAGTGGGCACCGATGTACACCAAGGCGTATGCCTCCACTCCCGAATGGATGGTAGACCTTGCCCACCTTACCAACGAGATAGGCGGTAACGAGGGTAGGAAAGGCTGGTTAGAGGAATATGCACCCTTCTGGGGCAACTATGTGAATAACCCCGCAGTATGGAACCATCTGCTGCAAGGCTATTTCGGTGGAATGTACAATACCGTGGCCAAAGCCTTTGATGTAGGTGTGACAGCAGGTAAGGGTGAAGTTCCGAAGGTGTATCAGACTCCTATCATCAACCGATTCCTGAACCGTCCTGTAGAGCGTGACAACGGTGGTGTGCTGGGTGAGGAATACTACGGCCTCATCAACGAGCGCGACGAGGTGCAGTATGAGGTCAGGACGTGGAAGCGGAAGGCCTCAGAGGGTGACGAGGACGCGAAGCGTAAGCTTGACGAGCTGATGCAGAGCGAGCGTTACAAGCGTGCAGAGGTCATCAGTCACTACGACAAGATTATGAAAGACTTGAAAGCCGGTGAGCGAGCCATCAAGGAAGGAGCCGAGCACAGCGACAAAGACCTGCACGACATCCATGAGAGTATGGACCTGTATAAGGCCGAGATGCTGGAAGAGCTTGCAGCCATCGGCGACGGCAAGAACCCGCTGGAGGCAGCTATCGAGAAGTTCAACAATGCCAAGAGCTTTGCCGAGAAGAACAAGCTGAGGCTCCGCATCGAGCGTATGATGATGGAAGAGGGTCGCCATGGCATGGCGACATACAGGACAAGCGATGTGGAGAAGGCATTGGCGTATATGCGGGGCGAAGAGGTGGAGAGCCGCAAGACATCGGAGCTTTACCTGAAGCTGGCCAGCGGTCAGGAGATTGCCGATGATGCACGTATCAGAGCCGCCAAGGCGAAGATCAAGACGGTGACGGGCAAGTACAAGGAGCTGAAGGATGCCGGTCGTGGCGAGGAAGCGGCAGCGTACAGGGAGCAAAATGCCCGGTGGTTTGCAGCAGAGAACGTCATCGGCAGTCAGCAGCGTGGCATGGCCAGCAATAAGAAGCTGCTTGGCAAAGGCTACGACCAGCAGATTATGAAGCTGATAAAGGCACAGCGCGACAGGATGCTGGAGGCTATTGAAGGGCTGGAGTAAGGAACAGTGGCAACATACAGAACGATAGAATATGGCAAAGACAGAACACAGGATATCCTATAAGGCAGGTATCACAAGAACGCCGAGCGACTTCCTCTGTGAGGACGGCGAGCTGGCTGAGTGCATCAACCTCACGACGGACAACGAGGAACTGAAGGTAGTGCCTCAGCCGGAGGTGATGTTTGACGGTGCGGAGAAGAATCCCCTTATCTATGTGCATGAGGGGAGCAACTACAAGAACTACATCACGCTGGCAGACAAGGCCCTGGCTTTCTTCGACGCAGCGAGTAACACGGGCGACATCGACACGATGAGCACGACGGCGAGGCCGCTGATAACGCACATCGGCAATATCCTTGTGGTGAGCGACGGCGACAGGATGCAGTACTACCTTTGGAAGCCTGACACGAAGAGCTACAAGAGCCTTGGCAACAAGATACCAGAGCCGGTGATAGAGTTCGCTATGGTTTACGGTAACTGGGGAACGCCGAACCGTTCAGCGTCCAATTGCGGCTACAGCGGAGATGTTGGCGACTGTCTGGAGTTCTATGCCATGCCCAACCCGCAGGCCGATTATGCATGGCACGCTCCACGGGTGAAGAACCAGGGACAGTATAACGACCTTGTGATAGGTCTGTACACGAAGAGCCTGAACGGCCTTGCCGAGAACAAGCTGTTTACGGAGCCGTTCGTCATCCGCTATGCGCTGGAGCTGTACGACGGCAGCTACACCTACCTGTCAGCACCTATTATGATGTTCCCGCACATCACCGGCAACTGCTATGCCGACTATTTTGAAGGCAGTCTGAGGATGAACGTGTACGGTCTGCAGCTTGCCTTCAAGGCCACGTTTGACTATTCGGAATGGAGCGACATTGTGAAGGGCGTGACGGTTTTTGCCAGCGACGGTGTGAACCTGTACGACCTTGGCACCGACCAAGACCCGAGACCCGGCTATGGCAGTCCCTACGCCAGCGATGGTACGCCGACAGGCACAAAGTGGCAAGACGGCATCATGGGCGAAGGTGGCGGTGGCGGTTACAATACGCATACGCATACCATTTCATCGAGGACATACACCGAGCACTCGATGAAGTATTATTCCTCCGTCATCAGCACGAACAGGAGTTTTGTCGAGCGTGGCTTCTGGGAGTTCCTTCCCCTGAACAGCCGCAGCTATCAGGAGATACTCGACGACATGCAGTCAGCCAGTGTGTTCTATAAGCTGTTCGAGGCTGGTATCAAGGGCCATGACAAGTGGGAAAGCTCGAAGAGCTACATCAAGTCGCATGTACTTGACAACCTGACCACACAGGACCAGTTAAACACCGATGACTACTACAGCCGTTGTCCGCTCGTTCCGCAGTTCCTGATGTCGTACAACAGCCGTCTGCACCTTGCAGGCGTGTCGAGAGGCTTCTTTGACGGCTATGAGATATTCCTTCCCTTCGACAACAACGCTGGGTACAGCTATGACGTGTATGTGTATATCAAGACCCCGTCGGGTACGCGAGTGGTGAAGAAGAGCTACACCACCTATGAGAAGATGGGCATCTACTTCTTCTATCCCGACCCGAGGGCATACCAGGCTATCATCTTCCTTGCCGGAGCGTGGCTATGCACCTTGGAGCTGAAGGAGCACCCAAGCCTCAACGGAGCGTACTATATGCGCCTGCCTGTGGAAGATGACGCTAATGAGCAGACCGGCACCCTTGGCAACGACATACCTACTCAGGCCGAATGTGAAGCAGCCGTCAACGAGACCGCAGAGTCGCTGAGCAACCAGATATTCACGTCTGAGGTCAACAACCCCTTCGTGTTCACCTATAAGGGAAACAAGACCATCGGCACGGGCAACATCGTGGCACTGGCCACCCTTACGACGGCCATTTCACAAGGACAGTTCGGCCAGCACCCTGTCATCGTATTCTCCACCGATGGTATATGGGCCATGGAAGTGACCAAGGAAGGCTACCTCAATCCGGCGCAGCCCATGAGCCGTGAGGTGTGCATCAATGCCAATACGATACTGGAAACCGACGGTGCCGTGTTCTTTGCCTCCAAGAAGGGACTTATGATTATTGTCGGCAATCAGAGGAACCTTGACGTGAAATGTGTGTCAGGGCAGATGAACGGCAAGGCGTTCAGTACCGCCGCCATCCCTTCCACCACCGACTCAAACGACTGGAGCAGCCTCATCACGTCGTGTGCAGACACAAGGGGATTCCTGCAGTTCATCCGCGACAGCAGCTGTTTCCTTGCCTACGACTACATAGACAACCGCATCCTGATCATCAATCCATCGTACACCTACAGCTACCTGTTCAGCATGGTTGACGGCAGCGTGTCGAAGATGGTCATCCCCAGCGGAGCTGTGAGAGCCGTGAGAAGCTATCCCGACTACCTGCTGCAGAGCAGCGACGGTAAGGTGTGGAGCCTGTACGACAAGAAAGACGAGACGGAGCTGTCAGCCCGCCAGCAGGCTTTCCTGCTGACACGTCCGATGAAGATGTCAGGGCCTGTGACAGTGAAGTCGCTCAGGGAGCTTGTGAACGTAGGCTATTGGGACAAGAAGGCAGGCAGCAGCGTCAAGACGCTGGTGTTCGTCAGTGACAACCTTGTGGACTGGTACGATATGGAGAGCCGCTTCGGAGCCGCCGCGAAGTATTTCAGGGTAGCCCTGTACATCAATATGCTTCCTACGGAGCGTTTGAGCGGTACTATCTATTGGGGCCAGGAGCGCAGGGACGAGAATGCAAGGGTGAATACCTGACATTTTACAGATTATTAAGAATTGCGTAATGAAATATCCCGTACCTTTGCAGGCGTAACCCCTAAGACGATGAAGTATGGATAGAAACGGACAGTGCCGCGAGTCGATGTATGACGAGCTGATGAAGGTTTACTGCAAGATATTGCGTGAGTGTGACGTTAGGACGCAGACAGAAGCCTTCGAGCGCACTGTGCGCCATCCTGCCAGCCGTTTCTTCATTGATACCAGGAGAGCGTATCAGAACATCTACCCGATGCTGAGAGGCGACTATTCGAGGCTGGAGAAAATGAAGCCGTTGCGTCAGGAGATGTACAAAGCCTTGTACGACGTGGTGATGAGGCTAAGCCAGAAACGTCAGTTCTGGGGAAAGAGTCCGTACTATATCGTGAGGTTTGCCGTACTGGAACCCGCACCGAGGTTCTATATAGGTATTGAGAAGATGCGCAAGGTGTTCAGGGAAAGGAGGGCAAAGCGATGAGAGACAGCAAGGGTGGCTATGACATAGCCACATACACGACGGTTGAGAAGGTGCTGGTGACGGTGCTGCTGGTGTTGTGGTATGTGGGTATGCCGGAGATAGGATATAAGCCCGTCGGAGAACCGACGGAATGGGTGGCCGGAACAATTTGGGAACATGTTCTTTGGCCGTTGAGCCATGCCAACGTGTGGCATCTTGCTGGCAACCTTTGGTTTTTGTGGTATATGAAAGGACGGCTGTATATGGGTGAGAGCTATGTGATAGCCGTTCTATGTTCGTTCTTGCCTGTCATCCCTGGTATGTGGGACTGGACTCCGTCGGCAGAACCGATAAGCACAGTTGGCTTTTCGGGCGTGCTGTGCGCGTCGATAGGTATCAGGTGGGGAGAATGGGTTAAACGCAGCAGGAATTTTGCAGCATACGGGACTTTCGGTAAAAAGGTGCTGCCTTTTGTGGCGGTAGGCATGTTCATCCCGCATGTGAACTGGAGCATCCATCTGTATTGTCTGATAGTCGGTCTCGCTTATGGCAGATGGGAGTAGCTGGACTGAATCCGACAGCGTGGCCGTACGGAATGGCATCAAGACCATTCAGGCCGTCGTAGACCTGTGCAAGGAGAACCTTCGGCGCAATCGTGAGATATTCGAAGGTTTCAACCCTGTGACCGGCAGGGGCTGTCCGGGCGAGCGTGTACTGGTAAAGATACCCGACTTTCCCATCAAACGGCAGTGGATGCCCCGACGTATTGCCGAGCAGAACCGTGAGCTGAAGAAGATCATCAAGTGCGGGAGCATCGAGAAGTATATCAAGGAAGAACTACAGTGGGAGTACAACGAAGAGCATGTCATGGACGTTATCTACATGATATGCTGCATCCGTGCCGAAGAGGACCCAGCGTTTGCCTTTATCACCTTCTACAAGATACAGGACAAGATGAGCGGACAGATGCGTCCGTTCCTGTTGAACTATCCCCAGCGTCTGGTACTGGAAGACCTGGAGGAGATGCGCCGTAACCGTCAGCCCATCCGTGAGATTATCTTGAAAGCGCGTCAGTGGGGTGGCTCTACGCTGAGTGAAGGTTACGAGAAATGGATGCAGGACTTCCGTCATCCGACAGGTTGGAGCATCGTCATCATGGCCCATGTGCAGGCAGCTACGAAGCGTATCAAGGCCATGTTCACGAAGATGCTTGCTAATCAGCCGGGCTGGTCGTTGGGTGTGAAAGGCCAAAAGCTGAAGCTTGGCAGCTATGAGGGCAGCAAGAGTGACTTCATCGTGCAGACAGAGAGAGGCGAAGAGGTTGGCAGCAGGGTTATCAACATCGGTTCATACGAGAACTACGACAGTCTGCGTTCTGCCGACATGAAATGTCTCCACGGCTCGGAGGTGGCCTATTGGAAAAAGACCGAGGGCAAGGAACCCGAAGAGGTGCTTTCGTCTGTTGACATACCCGATATCCCCGACACGGTGATGATACTGGAATCCTCTGGCCGGGGTGCAGCCGGTTTCTTCTATGACATGTATCAGGAAGCCAAAGACCCCGACATACCCAGCGCGTGGCATGCAAGATTCATTGCCTTCTTCCAGATCGAGAACGACCGCAAGGAGCTTGATACGAAGTGGGGCAACATCTGGAGTGACAAGATACCTTGGAAGAAGGTAGAGCAGGACAAGGGCTATGTGAAGCTCTGCATTGAGTTTGCCCTGTGGCTGTGGCAGAACAGGAAGAACAAGCAGTGTCCCGAAGGATTCCGTGAGACCGGCGAGTTCTTTTGGCAGCTGTGGGAGAAAGGGGCCACTTTCGAGGCCATCAACTGGTACAGGCATAAGCGCAACAACTACAGGACGCACACCTATATTGCCACCGAGGCCCCCAGTGATGACGTTGAGGCCTTCAGGATGAGTGGTAAGCTTGTGTTCGACATGTACCGTATCGAGGCCCTGGAGCGTCACCCGAAGCAAGGCAAGAAGGAGCCTATCTTCATCGGCAACATCGTGAGCAAGACCGAGAAGGGCGAGGATGCCATCTACACTGCCCGCCTCGTTGAGACCGTCGGCGACGGCCAGGTACTCAGGATATGGGCTATGCCCGACTGCCTGAAGGTCAGTGACAGGTATGTGGTGAGCGTGGATATTGGCGGACGCAGCCAGACGAGCGACTTTACCGTGATGACCGTGATAGACCGTATCGGCATGATGCGCGGCATGGGCGGCAAGCCGAAGGTCGTAGCCCGCTGGCGAGGTCATATCAGACACGACCTGCTGGCGTGGAAGGCCGCAGCGTTGGCCCACTTCTACGGCGACGCAGAGCTGGTGATAGAGAGCAATACCGCCGACACCAAGAAGAACCTCATAGACACCGAGGGCGAGCACTCGCTGAGCATCATCGACGAGATAGCCGACTACTACGACAACCTGTATATCAGGGAAACGAGAGTTGACGAGGTGACACAGAAGGTTACTAATGTGTACGGCTTCCAGACCAACGTGCTGACAAAGCAACTGGTGATAGACAACTATATTGCCTACGTCGACGACCAGCTTTACTACGAGCCGGATAAGCAGTGCTATGACGAGCTACGCATCTACGAGCGTCACGATGACGGTACGCTGGGTAACGTGGAGGGTCAGAACAACCACGACGACGTGGTGATGTCAACCGGCATCGGCCTGTATGTGAGTCAGAAGATGCCGTTGCCCGCATGGATCAGGAAGAGCAGCGGCAAGCAGGCCCACTATGAGATAGGCACTGAGGCAGACGTTTAACCCTGTAGCCATGAAAAAAGGCCAGCGGCATCCCGCCGCCAGCCATTCCGATAAACAACTAACTTTTTACTAAAATAAACTACTAACCGTATGAACTGACGTTCCTAAGTATCATCTTCGTCCCACTGTCCGAATATCTCCTTCAGTGCCTGAAAGTCCGACTCGTTGATGGAGTGGTCCACCTCTACCGGCTTGGGTACAATCATCTTGGAAAGCTCCGTGCGAATGTTCGCGAATCGTGCTTTCTTAGCTTTGTCGGTTGAGTTGGCGAGGTCGAGGAAGTAATCGTGATACTGGTCCCGTGTCTCTCCGAGCAGCTGCTTGATAAATTCCTTCTCCTCATTGCCGACTTTGTTCTGTGCGCCTGGTGGCCGGCCTGCTTTTGACATATATTCCTACAGTGGCTATGCTAATGGTGTGTAGCCGCATCTCTGCTGGGTGTAGCGGGCATTGACATTTACGGTGATGTCCGCATCCGCATCCTCCATCATCTCACGGCACAGCTCCGTGTACGGGTCCTTTGGCAGTGCCACTGCAAGCAGCTGGTACTCCGTGCCCTTGACGATGAGCTGGTGAACAGCGTCGCGCAGCGGCTCTATCAGGTGCGGTGGCCAGTCGTGCGGCAATGCCACATATATGCTCTTCTCTTCCCACTCCTTTGTGTGGTTGTTGGCCACACGGTGGGCGAAGGGTGAGGGCAGTGCCAGATATGCCGTGAGGCGTTTTACTGCCTGAGACACGTAGCGGTCGATGTATCGGTCCATCAGGTAGCGGCTGTTACTGTCTGTTGACATTGGCAGTGCGGCAGGCTGCTGTCCCTTTTCCGCTGTGCGCATCTTCTGCACCTGGTATGTCTCTGCGTCGATGTCGTGGTAGAACTCTTCCTTCAGGAGTATTATTTCTATGAGCTGCACCGGCCTGCGTGTCGCAATGATATTGCGGCATACTGGGCAGTCGCGGTACGGCTTTCCTTCGTGTAGGTGGTGTGGATAGGGCATATACTATTTATTTATTCCGTTACTCTCAGGGCGAAGCGGGCGAATACTGTGTCATCGTGGCGCGACTGTAGCGTGATGATTGACATGCCCGGCTTGATGCCCCTTATCTGCCAGCGTCCCAAGTCATCGAGGCATGGCATGCAGCACCCGTCATCGGCACGTACCACGATGTCATCCGTCGGTTTGGCTCCCGACTTGCATGACAGTGCGTAGGTGATTTCCGTCTCTTCTCCCGCTGCAATGATGTAGGGGTAGGACATAAGCGTGTCGGCAGGCACTTCATTGTCCGGCTTCGAGATGCCCCCCGCTTCGAGGATGGGGAACTGTATATTGATGTCGGACGGGAAGTTATACGACGGAGCCGACGGAGCCGTCTTGTTGAAGCACTGTGTGATGGCTGCAAGGTCTTCCTCCGCGAGCTTGCCGTAGTATGCCGACTTCTCCTTGTCGGAGGTTGCCCACCACAAATGAATCATACGGTCTTCGACGTACTTCTGTGAGAGCCTTGCCAGCGTCTTGACATAGCCGAGGTTGAAGCGGTCTGACACCTTCAGGGAAATATCCACTGCCTCGTTGTTTTCCTCCGAGGACACCAGCGCATCCTCCACGGTGTTGCCGCTGCCTGTCAGGTACTCCGAGAACCACGTCTTCAGCATCTCGCACTGCGTGAAGAACCCTCGAGCCAGCATCCTTTCGTGATACTTGTCGTCGCCCGCCGACTCATGGAAGGCCACCGTGACGTTCTTCTGGTCAGCCGCCTTGTCGATGACTCCCGTCTGGAAGGTCTCGTTCTTTGCCGTGTTGACGGCGAGAGCCTTCAGGAGCGTTATCTTGATAGTCTTTGACATTGCCTTATGAGTTAGGTGTTACCGTTCCCGTTACGTCTGTATAAGAAGAAGAGGAAGATGCCGGAGCCGTCTTAGCCAGGCAGAGGCGTATCTGCAGGAGTGTATCCTGTGCGTAGGTGAAATAGTCCTTTGCCAATGCCGGCTTGATGGACTGCCACCACATGTAATCCATGACGTATGAGATGTATTCCTCCGCGAACGATGACAGCGGCTGTGCCAGTCCGCTATTGTAACGGTCGGACACCACGATGCTTACCGAGATGTCATCCGCATCGTTGGCCAGCGTGTAGGAGATTGTTCCGCTCTCCGTGTCCACGAACTCGTTCATGGCCGCAGCGAACCGTGCCAGTCCTGAGCGGAGGAACCGCACCAGCTTTCGCTCCTGGTACTTCTCGTCGCCCGCCTGCTCGATGTATGCCAGCGAGGCGTTCTTCACCGGGTCAGCGGCCTTGTCAACCTGTCCTGACTGGTAGGTGTCGGCCTTGACGGCCTCCATGATGAGGCTCTTCTTGAGAGCGAGTTTGATAGTCTTTGACATAATACTATGAATTTGTTGTTACTGTTGTCGTGGGAGCCAGCGGACTGACGGAATCATCCACCGTCGGCTGTTTCTTGCTGTGTATGAGCCTTATGAGTGCGCCCGCCTGCCTTGTGCAGTCACCATTGTATTTCTCCGTGAGCCTTGGGGCCACCACCGAGAACCAGGAATAGAGCGCGTAGGACACACAGTAGGCCTTGCACACCTTCGCTATCGCTGCATCCAGCGCATTGTTGTGGTTAGTGGGGAAGGTCACTGTCAGGGAGCTTTCGGTGGATGCCGTTATGAAGGTGTCGGCCTCCGTTACGAGGTCGATGACCGCCTGTTGCAGGTAGTCGTTCAACAGCGGTTCCTCCAGTGATGACAGCGTGATGTCCTTGAACATCAGGTTTCCGTTCTCGTCGATGGAACGTTTGCCGATGACTGAAAGCGAACGCTTCACCTCTTTTGCAAGCTGTGTGAAATCCAGTGTTATCTCCATATCCTTATGCTGACTTTCTGTATGCCGTCAACCGGCTTCCCGGCTGCTGGCGTGTAAACATCTGTCCGTCGCCCATGAGTGCCTGTGTGGCCATCTGTGAAGTCTGCTGGTCTGCCCCCGGCACCTGTACTGGTGCTGCCGGCATCTGTCCCTGCTGCACCTGCTGCATGTAGTTGTCGTACTCCACCAGTATCTTGTCGGCACCGGGTGCGTCGTAGTTCTTGATGTACATGCGTGTGTCGATGGCCCCTTTGTCGTAGAGATGATCGAGGAACTCATTGATACGTTGTATATAGGCTGCTGAGCTTGCCGACTCCTTAATGCTTGTGCGGAATTGTACGTTACGTGCGGACTGTGCCTCGTAGAATACCTGGTGCTCAGATGACTTCGGCGTGATGTCGCGTCCCTCTTCGTAGAACTGCTGGAGTGTGATGCACTTCTTCAGGGCGAGCCTTTCCTTGAAAGAGTTGTACCGCTTGATAAGCGGGTATATCGTCGTGGTGGCGTTCTCCGCCTCCAGCGAGTAGCGTGCAAACGACGTGCCGCTGGTGGGAGTCTTGCCCTGCAATGCATGTTGAGCTGTGTCTGTAGCATCTCGTTTGTTCCTATGTTGAATGCCGAGTGCGTGAAGAACTCCGGCTTTGCGCCTGTGCGCTTCGCCTTGCGGTCATCATAGACATAGACGGCATCATATTCCGAAGACTGGTTTGCGTATTCCTCGATGGTCATGTCATCCGGCTTCAGTGACAGCGGAAGGAACTTCAAGCCCTTCACGGCAGACTTCACGGCCATGTGGTTCATCATTACCAGGCTGTTGATGAAACGCTGCTGGTCGATGAAGAACCCCATGAACGGATGCACCTCCCCGTTGATGTACGGGAAGAGCGTCATGGAGAACGGATGCGACTTGTAGTCGTAGGGTGTCTCTCCCTCGCACAGTATGCGTCCCTCCGGCGACATGTAGCAGTAGTACCAGTATTTGTCGACGATATGCTCCACGGTGATGTACGCCCGTTTCTTCTCCGGCACTCCCTGCTGGTCGTAGAGAGCCTTGCGCTCCACGTTCTTCTGCCTGATGTGCTTCAAGTCCTTTGTATCGACACGGAAATAGGCATCAGCCTGTGAGACTGCCAGCGGGTCATGGCACTGCCAGCGCGGCTTCACCTCTTCACGCCACACCTCAATGACCCGGACGAGTCCTGCATCCGATGCCGTATAGAAGGAAACGTTCTCGTAGGCATGCTGCTGGTTCTGCTCCTGAAAGTTCTCGTTGATGCCTGCCTCCCCCTGGTGTCCGATATGGAAGATGTCGTTGAGGTCCTTGATGGTAAGCCCGTACTCCTGCTTTGCGAAACGGAAGTACAGCTCCGCAGGCGAAATGTCGTGCAGGTAGCCTATCATGCGCACGTCACGGTGAGCCGGGTCACTGCCCGCCTCCCAGAACATGTAATAGGGATTGACGTAGTCCGTATAGGAGTCGTGCAGCTCTTCGCGTTCCTCGTATGTCTCGCGTGTGAAAGCCGCACCCGATATGAGGTATTCCGCAAACACCACGTCGAGCACGTCAGACATGTAGGTGTTCTGCCAGTTGGTCTGCAATGCCGACGACATCATGTCCGAGAGATTCTTGCTGTCCTCCGAGCGGGCATAGCATACCGGCTCCGTTTCCTGCTTGGCATGCAGTCCCACGACGGACATCCACAGCGACACCATGACATTGTTCTTCAGCGGTGTGTTGTGCTTGAGCTTGATATACTCTTCCTCCGTCATGCGCAGTCCCCTATAGGTGATGTAGTCGCCCCACTGGTTGCCGAAGAGATAGCGCAGAATCCTTGCGCGTTCCCTTCTGAATCCATCCTTGTTGTTCCATGACCGCGAACAGTCGGCCAGCAGGTCGAGGTCGTAACGCCCCCCTGTGTTCTGGCGCAGGCGTTCCTTCACCGAGTCGAACCTGTTTTCCTTTCCGAGCGGTCGCACGTCATCGAGCGTTAGAAGTGGTCTATGCATATACCAATAACTCTTTAATGAACTTTTCTGCAAAGATACGCAGGAAAATATGTGGCAAATTCACAAAAATCCCATACGTTTGGGATTTTTGTGAAAAAGGCGTTCCAATTCCTGCTTATCTTTGGAGAAATTTTTTTGCACTATGGCAGAGACAAAGCATAAGAAGATTGAGAAAAAGGCGTATGCTGTGATGCAGGATGCCCTTTTCGAGAAGGACGAAAGCGGCTCTTACAGTGTCCGCGAGATGGCCAAGGAAGGTATGACCACGTTGAAGAAGCACTCCACCCAGCTGACAGTCATCTGTACTGAAAGCAAGAACGAGATACCTCACGACAAGGTCATCAAGCTGGAAGAGCACTTCGACTTCCTTGTGACAGGCGAGGACAACAGTGTCCGTGCCTACAGTTGGACTGGAGCCCTTGACGATTTGGGCTGGAAGCAGGCGCGTGAACCCAAGAAGCCCGAGGACAAGCAGAAGAAAGCCGACAAGAGCTTTTCGCACTGGTTCGACGAGCAGGTGAAGAACTGTGGCTGCTGTGTGAGTGACTATTAATAACCAAAGAATAGAGATTATGGCAAAAGAACAGAAACCCGCAGTGGAGCAGCCCGGCACACAGGAGCCGCCGCAGCCAACGCAGCGTGAGCGTTACGCCAGTCGCCGCAAGGAGGCTTACCCCGACATCAGCGAGGATGACGAGGATGCCTACTACGGCCAGGCCAATGCCGACCTTGACGAGCTGGAGGGCTACCGCAAGAGCAACCAGGAGCTTGCCGACGTTTTTGACAAGACCCCTACGCTTGCCGGTATGCTATTAGCCGCCAAGGAAGGAGAGAACCCCTTCGTGTACCTTGCCGAGCAGGCAGGCCCCGACCTTGACATCAGGACGCTTATCAACGACCCCGACTTCGGTCAGAAGATAACCGCCGCCCTCGACAAGTATCAGGAGAACCAGCTGAAAGGCCAGCAGGCGCAGGAAGAGATGAAGGGCAACTATCAGGCCTCGTTTGCCGCCCTGAAGGAGATCCAGCAGGAGCGCGGCATGAGCGACGAGGAATGTCTGCAGCTTGTGGATGACTTCTTCGAGAACGTGGTAGGCAACGCCTCGAAGGGTATTGTGAGCAAAGAGACCTGGGAGGCGTACCTGAAAGCCCGCAACTACGATGCCGACATTGCATCGGCTCGTGAGCAGGCCAGCGCACAGGCCCTTAACAGTCGCATCCAGAACCCGAAGAAGGACTTCGACGATGCCGGCATGCCTCCCACCCTCTCGACAGGTGGAGCCGGAGCCGGTGAGCCATCAGGCAGGAAGAAGAGCAGCTTCTTTGACGATTGGGAGCGTGAGGAAGGAATGTAACAGTCGCCGTGACACAGCGACATACAGGACAGAATGATAACCCTATAATATAAATAAGGTATGGAAGGACCCGACGGACAGGAAGCAGGTGTAAGCCTTGCAGGCAGTGTGGCCAGTGCCACGCAGCTGAAGGACGGCGGACTGGCCCAGGAGCCTATCGAGCCGCCTCCAAAGAAAAAGAAGCGCAAGAAATTCTTCGATGACTGGGAGAACGATTGAGGCCGCTGTAACACAGCAGCATACATAACAGAGAGACAAGTAAAATTTTTCAACGATTAAAAATTAATGTATTATGAAACGTTTGTTTAGTTTTCATTGTGTGGTGAGCATCCTTCTTTGCATGCTTGCCGTGATGACTGGCGGCGGTATGGCCATGGCCGAAGTGCCAACCGTACCCGACCCCAACAACCCCGTTGACCCTGTAGACCCCAACGTTGACAACCTGCCCAATCCTGACGGTAACGGTGCAGGCCAAGACCTTAGCGGAACACAGGCCAGTGCTACCCAGCTGCATGAAGGCGACCTTGTGCAGCCCGACTATGACGAGGACGTGATACACTTCCGCTGTCACAAGTTCGTGCTCCTGAACCGTGCTCGTACCGTTGCCCAGCAGCGTACCTGCCGTGACTATGAGACCATCCACTTCCGCATCGGTGAGGAAGACCTTAGCGGTGTGACGAAGGCCGCTATTGCCGCCGGTGACAGCATCAAGCTCAACGCCTCGAACTTCGACGGCGACCTGAAGCTGCTGATTCCCGGAAGCACCATATATGTTCAGGGTGTCGACGGCTATGCCGACGGCTCCAAGACCAAGAAGGAAGGCGATCTGATGCTGTTCGTCGTGGCCAACCCGACTTTGAAGGAAGCCACCTGTCAGGCCATCAACGGCCCTGCCAAGATACAGGGTGAGTATAACGACTCTCTGGATGACATGACCTGTCCTGCCATCCCCGCCAACACTCCGTTGGTTGTTTGCGCCATTGCCGGTGCCGAGAGCCAGCAGGAGGTTACTCCCGACAACTTCCAGCCCCGTCCGAAGACCGTCTATCTGCAGAAGCAGATTTTCAACGTTGTCTTCACCGACTACCAGAAACGCATCATCACCAAGGCCCGCTGGGCTATCAAGGACATCAAGGCCGAGGCTTTGCGCAAGTTCTCTGCCAAGGCTGAGTACACTCTTTGGCTTGGCAAGCAGAAGCGTTTCAAGATGCTCGTTGACCCGACGATGGGCGAAGAGTACGTCTATACCTCAGAGGGCGTTTTGCGCCAGCTGTCTAACACCCTTGGCATCAGCGACGACGGTATTGAGTCCCGCGACGTGACCGCCATCACTAAGATTCAGTTCACCGAGTTCAGCGAGCACGATGAGGCTGATATGTACTGCGGTAAGGATATGTTGGAGGACATCATCAACATGAAGGACATCAACGACCGCATCCGTCTGACTCAGGAGACCACCGACTTCGGTGTTAAGATCCTGGCATTCCACAACAACTTCGGTAAGCTGAACATCATCTATGCTCCGGCACTGAACAAGATCGGCTACTCGAAGTTTGCCGTCATCATCGACATGAAGGGTGCCCGCTACTACACCAACATCTCGAAGACCGAGCGCACCGTTGACATGAAGAAGGGTGCAAAGGACACACGCGAGGCAACCCGCTACATCTACATCGAGGGTGGTGCCCTTGCCCTGCGTGGCTTCAACAGCATCCTGGTTGGTCCTGCCAGCCTGATTGCGAAGCGCAACGTGTCGAAGTCTGCCCGTCCTGTGAACATGGTGAACACCCTGCCTGCCACTCCTTACGAGGGCATGCTGATTCTTCTGAACGAGGACATCGAAGTGAACGGCGTGAAGTACAGCAGCGACCTCGTTTACGAGTACAAAGAAGGTTCATGGAACCAGTACGTCGGTACTGTGAACGGATAAGTGAGATTACAGGTGGCGGTGTAAGAGCCGCCACCTACACTAACCCTTAAAAGAGTAGAGACATGATTAAGATTTATGTGACCTGCGAGAACAAGAACAACCTCATTACCACGATACCGTTCAAGGGTGTCAAGGTACAGGTGGAGTTTACCGGCGGCAACGTGATGAAGGGCCTGCCCGCCAAGTTCTATTGCAGCGACCCGTTCACGCAGAAGGCCCTCGACGAGAGCGACCAGAAAGACCGTCTGTACCGTCTTGCCCAGGTCATCCCCGAAGAGAGTGACGGCAAGCCAGCGGTTGCATCAGCCCCGCAGGTGGCCGAGGCTCCGGCAGCAGCTGACCCTGAGCCAGCTCCCGAGCCACCAGCCGACGACACTACAGGCGGTACGGCCACCGACCCGATCCCCGATGCAGGCGGAGGCGACGGTAGCGGCAGTGCAGCCGATGAGAAGCTGGAGTTTGAGAACCTTGCCGAGGCCGTGACCTACATTGCCGCCCATTACGGTGAGCAGGTAGAGAGCGAGAGTCAGGTGCGCAAGTTCCTTGAAGAGAAGGAAGGCAAGAAGTGCATTATCCACAAGGGCTAATGAGATTGCTGTGACACAGCAATATACATAACGCTTAGACTATGAAGGTAAAGGAGATAGTAACCCGCGTGAGGTCAGCCATTGACGAGTTGACGGCCAATGACAGTGAGTTTCTTCAGGCCTCTTCCGACGAAGAGAACCTGACGGCCATCATCATTGACAAGATACCCTATGCCCTGACATACATCATCGAGAATGCTCCCGAGGAGAAGATAGACAGCAGCATGGTGACGCAGCTTTCTGCCGGATCGACGGCAGCTGTTGCCGGAGGCATGGTGTCCGTTCAGCTTCCTTCTGAGTTTCTCCGTCTGATGTCAGCCCGCCTTTCGTCGTGGTCACTATCCCCCATACCCGTTGCCGAGCACTCGCAGCAGTACCTCATGCAGCAGGACGAATACGCCCGTGGCAGCTGGGACCGCCCCGTGAGTGCCATCAGGTACAAAGGTTCAGACCGCTACCTGGAGCTGTACAGTGCCAAGGATGCCTCAGATACCGTTGAGGTGTCCTACATTGCGAAGCCCACCATAGGCGACACGTCGAACAGAGAGACCGAAATCGGCGTGCCTGTCCGTCTGGAGGCCGCTTTCATCTATCAGATTGCCGCCCTTACCATGGTGGCATTCCGTGAGCAGGTTGCGCAGCAGCTGTTCACCGTTGCGCAGCAGTACCTGTTTTCCACCATCACTAACCGAGAGCAGAAAGAATGACCATACCCACATTCACATTTGACGAAGGGGCCAACGGCTATTTGTCAACACCTATGGAGATAGAAGACCCCGTGCTTGTTAAGATAGACCTTGCAAGCGTCGCCCCTGTAGTCACCCTGAAGCAGGAAGAGGACGGCGGCTGGGCCAACTACGGCCAGACCCCGAAGGATGCCCGCCGCTACGAGATAACCATCCGCCCGAAGGGGAAGATGACCGTCATGCTGGCCACCCCCGTGAAGGTTTTGAAATGTCATGTTATTTAAGCTATGCAGAAGTTATTTGAGTTTGTAGAGCATATCGGCAAGTGGCGTGTACTTGTTCAGACCCGCGACATACAGAACGGTGCCGTGACAACCGCCAAGCTGGCCGACGGAGCCGTGACTACTGAGAAGCTGGCTGATAATGTCATCACCAACGATAAGATAGCCGACGGAGCCATTGGGAGCCGTAACATTGCCGAGGGAGCCGTCACGAATGAGAAGATCGAGGACGGTGCCGTGACAGGTGAGAAGATTGCCGACAATACCATCACCGGCGAGAAGTTGCAGGATGGTATCATCGGCAGCGATAAGTTTGCCGACGGCAGCATCGAGAGCCGCAATATTGCCGACGATGCCATTACGACCGACAAGATAGCTGACGAGGCTGTCACCACCCCCAAGATACAGGATGGAGCGGTAACCACTGACAAACTGCATGACGAGGCCGTCACGACGCAGAAGATAGCGGACGGTGCAGTAACCACCCATAAACTGCGTGATGAGGCTGTGACAACGGCCAAGATAGCCGAGACGGCAGTGACTACCGGCAAGATTGCCGACGAAGCCGTCACGACTCCCAAGATAGCCAATGTGGCCGTCACTACGGAGAAGATACAGGACGGAGCCGTGACGACCGCGAAGATAGCCGACAAGGCCGTCACCACCCCGAAGATTGCCGACGGTGCCGTGACCGGCGAGAAGATTGCCGACCATGCCGTAGGCACGGAGCAGATAGCCCCCCATGCAGTAGTGCGCGAGCATATCCAGCCCGGAGCCATCCCCGAATTGGAAGGCATGTATGACGAGCTGGAGGCGAAGCACGATGCCGACATAGAGCGGCTGGAGCAAGGCATCTGGCCGTTTGAGGTATCGCTGAAGGCCAGCCCGTCGGTAGCCGAGATAGGTCAGGACACCACCGTCACCCTGTCATGGACTACTAAGCGCAAGGGTGTGGCCGTCACCCCTGAGACGCAGAAGTTTGACGGTGAGGCCGTAGAGGGTACGAGCAAGTCCGTCGTGCTGCATCCTGAATCGGAAGGCAGTCAGACGTTCACCTACGAAGCCCTCTATGAGAAGATGAAGCGGACGGTCACAGCCTCCGTGAAGTGCGTCTATGGCAGCTACTTCGGCATCGTTTCCCCGTCGGGCAGCGTCGATGCATCCGTCATCAAGAGCCTTACGAAGCTGGTACTTGGCAGCAAGGCCCTGACACGCACGGGACTGGCATTCCACAACTCCCGTCTGTGCTTTGCCTATCCTGCATCGTTCGGCCTGCTTTCGAGCATCAAGGACGGCAACGGCTATGAGGTGATAGAGAGCTACACCCTTACATCGGTGGACGTTGACGGCGTTACATACAACTGCTATGTGCTTACCGTCCCCGTGAGTGCTGACAGTGTAACACAGATTTATCAATAATGGTTGCTGTGACACAGCAACATACATGACATAAGAGCTATGGCAGAAGAGAAACATATCAAAGGCGGTGGCATCGAGGTCGTTGACGGCTTCCAGTATGCCGGTAAGCGTCGCCTGGACTTGCGCCAGGAGTGTCAGACGGTGGCAGAGCTGAAGGCCACCGACGAGACCAGCATCCCCGACGGCTTCACGAAGTACGTGTTCGGTGAAGACCACTGGTACAGATACCACAGCGACAACGAGTACACCGATGCTACTGGCCGCTGGCGTATGATAGCCGAGATACAAGGCGGCTATATCCTCAATGACGAGTGGCTTTACGCCATCACGGACAATGCCGGCAATCTGCTTTGGGGCATCCGCAGGGACGGCAGCTGCTACCAGCCGAAGGGCATCCCCGAGGAAGTGCGCGAGCGTTTCAAGGAGCTTCAGGGCTGGCAGATTATCGACAGCGACAAGTGGATGTACGGTATTGTTGATGCCAAAGGCAACCTTCTTTTCGGTATTGACAGGAAGGGCCATGCCATGCTTACCAACGGCCTGACGATAGACGGCAACGCAGCTGGTATGCACCTTATGAGCGACGAGAACTACCTCTACGCCATTGAGGATGCCGACGGCAACCTGCTTTTCGGCATTGACAGAAGCGGTCGCGTGGTCTATAACAAGGGCATGAGCGACGAGGTGCGCCTGCGTTTCGACGAGCTGAGCGGCTACAGGAAGGTTGACGATGAGAACTGGCTTTATGCCATTGTCGATGCCAACGACCGTGTACTGCTTGGCATCCGTCACGACGGCACCGTAGTCATCGGCAGGGGAGTCATCGAGATAGTGAGCTGGGAGGAATACCAGCAGCGTCCCGAGAGCGACGATACCATCTACGTGATACAGGACGTGCCGAGCGGCCGCTTGGAGGGAGCTTTCCTTCATGGCCAGGCACTTCCCGCAGGCGAGGCCTACGCCTATCTGTGCGAAGAGAACGTGCTGATATACCGTGGCAAGCAGTCGAAGCTCCCTAAGTTCTGGATAGACCACGACGAGATGACCCTTAACGTGGAGTACCCCAGCGGCTACAACGGTCCGCTGTTTACGGTTGAGGACGGTGTTTTGTTTGCGCTATAGAAATAATATCACAATAAAAAGAGAATAATTATGGGAAAAGCATTAGCAATTATCGGTTTCAGAAACCGAGGCCCTTGGACTCCCGGCATGGAAATCCGTGAAGAAGACCGCTGTCAGATTGGCAAGTCGTGGGTGATAGCCAAGGAAGATCATGTTGCAGGAGAATCGTTTGCCGACGATGCCGACAAGTGGTATTACCTGGTTGATGCACGAGGCCTTGACGACCTCGACCAGAAGCTTGCCGCCCTGACACGTCAGACCGCCGAGGCCGAAGAGGCCACTCTTGCCGCCCAGCGAGCCACCGTAGAGAGCCGTGAGCAGACTCAGGCCGCTGTTGAGGCTACCGGCATCTTCACAGAGATTATGTCGCTGTTCGACCATGACACCTACCTGTATGCCGTTACGGACGTACACGGCGTAGTGCTGTGGGGTATTCGCAGGGACGGCAGCGTTTACCAGCCGAAGGGCATCCCCGACGAGACGCGCAAGTGGCTGGAGAGCCTTCACACGCTGGAAGAGTTCGAGACGGTGAACTGGCTTTATGCCATCAGCGACTCCAAGGGAAACGTGCTGTGGGGCATCCGTCCCGACGGCAGCATCTACCAGCCTCGCGGTGTGCCCGACGAGGTAGCCGCCCTGTTGAGCCAGTATGAGGGCATGCGCCCCATCGAGAGCGACGACTACGCCTTTGCCATTGTCGATGCCACCGACCATGTGATGTTTGCCATCGACCATAAGGGAGCCACCGTAGTCAATGCCCTGAAGGGAGTGTGCAGCGTGGAGCGTTTCGACAGTGCCGAGTTCATCTATGCCGTGACCGACAGCGCAGGCAACCTGCTTTACGGCATCAGGAAGAACGGAGCCTTCTACGTGTCGAAGTTCGAGCTTCCTAAAGACCTTGCCGAGCAGATAGCGCAGCTTACCGGGCAGACGTGGCTCAGTGAGGACGAGAAGGACCTGGAGTTTATCTACCGCATCGAGGACAAGAACGGCCAGGTGGTGTTCGGTGTGTTCTACAGCGGTAACGTGTATATGCCGAAGGGTGTTCCTGTAGAGGTACGCAAGGAGCTTGACAAGATTGGCGAGATCCTTTCTTCGCATGAGGAACAGATACAGTACGTGAAGGAGCACGGCAAGGACTGGAGCAGTGAAAAGTCCTTACACTTGCCTATCCCCGTCATCCCCGCGAAGGTGGAGATTACCGTACCCCGCATGCCGAACGGCAAGTTTGACGTTGTGGCCGGTTCGCTGAAATACTCAGACTACCTTGGCAACTCGTTCGAGAAGCCCGTGCTGATGAACAAGCAGGGCAACATATCGAGCCGCTTTGACAAGCCCAACGAGAGCATAGACCTTCTGAACACGGCAGGCGACGAGGACGATTCCTTTGACTTGCAGTTTGGCGGTTGGCCCGTACAGGACAGCTACCACCTGAAGGCCTACTATAGCGACTTCTTCAAAATCCGCAGCCTTGGTGTTTACCGCCATGCCGAGCAGATAGCAAGGAGCCGTGACCTGTTCAAGCGCAGACCTTGGGACTGCATCCTGAGTGGCGCACAGCAAAGCGTCAGCGACATGCTGAAAGGCGGTACTGGCGAGCTTGACGGCGACCTGTACACCGGCGCACTTGGCCATCCCGACGGCTTCCCCTTCATGCTGTTCGTCAATGGCCAGCCTTGGGGCCTCTATACGTGGAACCTGAAGAAGAGCAAGGAGAACTACCACGTCGTGAAGAACGACAACGACGGCAAGCAGCTCTTCTTCGGCGACTATCCCACCGGCCTGTTCTGGCACCGTAACACCGACTACTGGAACGTGGTGAAGAACTACCTGAGCGCGGAAGAAGCCGCCAACTACGAGCCTTGGGATGCCACCAAGTCGTACAATGTGGGTGACAGATGCTACACAGAGGACACCGTGGAGTTCGAGGTTAACGGCAACACATCGAGCGTGGTTGTGCGCCGCCTGTTCAGCTTCGGCATGAGCAACGCCACCTATACCGGCTACACCTACGACGAGCAGGGCTATCCCTGCCTGACATACGAGCACACCGATGCCGAGACCGGCGAGACCGTTACGACATTGAGCCGCATCCTGAACAAGACCACGATGAACCCCAGCCACATCAACTGGAGCAATCTGGAGGTGAGAAACCCGAAGAAGACCATTTGCGTAGCCTTGGACGGCCTTGACGAAGAGGGTCATCAGAAGTACAAGCTGGAATACTACGACTACGACAGTCCCGGCGACTACGGACAGACCGGCGTTTACGAGCGCACCCATGAGATAATCAGTGGTGACATGTTCACGCAGAAGCAGGTGACCGCCCTGATGGGAACCGGCGAGGACAGCAACTTCAGCAAGAAGGAGTACACGCGCAGCGTCAACACCCGCAAGACCCTGGAGCAGCTTTCATGGGTATTCCCCATCATCGAGACCACCCTGACGGAGCAGAACCTTAGCGACTGGGGCTTTGAGAGTCAGACCGAGGCCAAGAAGGCCATCTTCAGCGAGCATTGGGACACCGACCTTAACATCGACTTCTTCCTGGTACTCAACGACAGCTACACCGGCGACTCGCTGACGCACAACACCCTGTACACGATGTACGACGGCAAGAAGGTGTTTGCCAACCACTACGACACCGACATCTCGCTGGGTATGAACTCAACGTATATCAACAGCTTCGGCAGCGTTTACAGCGGCATCTACGCCCCCGGCGGTACTGCCATGTACTACCTGTGGAACTATTACAAGGATGCCATCAAGGCCCGCTGGGCTGAGTTGCGCGACTCTGCCATCATCAGCAAGGTCAACTTCGCCAACGGCGTAGTATGGCCCATTGTCAGGAGCATCGGCTTTGAGGCCTATAAGGAAGAGCTGAGGCTTTGGACGCAGCCGAGCTACCGCAAGCCCGTGTACTGGCGTATGCCTTCCGGCAGCTGTCAGGTGCTGGAGAGCAAGGACGGCCTCTATCACGGCTACGACGAGAGCATCAACGGCTACGGCAACATGCCCGCCGCCCTGAAGGCCCTGTATGACGAAGACCCTGCAAGCGTGGAGTACAATGCCGAGAAGCAGTACCTTACCACCGGCGAGGTGGACCAGATGTATTGCACCGTCACCGACGGCGACACCGTTCACTGGTTCCAGTGTACCGCCAACTGCAAGGGCAAGCACCCCATTGACGATGAGGCTTACACCTGTGGCAGTCCTACGAGCGGTGGAGTGTTCGACACGCCGCAGCGCATCATAGAGTGGTTCGGTCAGCGACTGGCCTATATGGACTCGCAGCTGACCTATACTCCCAGCGAGAGTGCCGCCATCATGGAGGCCATTCAGGGAGCCGTAGCCACCGACGACGACATCATGGCACTCTTCGGGCAATAAGCCCGGAGATGCCGCTGTGATCCTGCGTCACACATAACAAAGGCTTTATAGCACCAATTCATATTTATTTATTAACAATTAAAACATTTACGCATTATGACAGGTAAATTTGTACTGCTTGCGCAGTTGGCCACCTTCCTGGCCCAGATTGAAGCCATTATCGATGCTCTCACTGGTGGGGACATCAAGTACACGAACGCAGCCCTGAACGAGGGTCAGGAAACCACCGTTACCGCTGCCCTCAATGCCCTGTTCACAGACTTGGCAACCAAGGCAACGGCCAGCGACCTTGCTTCGCTGCAGAGTGACGTTGAAGCCCTTCAGTCATTGGTGAGCGAGGGTAGTAACCCGACAGCGGCCATTGACAAGTTCAATGAGATTGTTGCGTTCCTGAACAACATCACGAACACGCAGACGCTGGAAGGCATTGTGAGCGGCATCAATGATGCCATTGCGGCCAAGTACACCAAGCCATCGACGGGTATTCCCAAGACCGACTTGGAGAGTGCTGTTCAGACCAGCCTGGGCAAGGCCGACACCGCTTTGCAGCAGGCCGACTTCCAGTTTGCCACCGATGCAGACATCCTGGCACTGTTTGCCAGCTCTGGCAGCTAAGCGTCACCCAGTTCACTTAACGAGTAAAAGGACACAAAGATGAGAAACGGTAATCAGAAGCCTGTAGCATTAGACCAGATAGCCCTCCTGAAGGATGAGATGCTGAAGGATGCTATAGAGCGTTTCGCCCAAAAGGCCGTCGTAGAAGTGATGCAGCGCATCCTTCACGTCGACAATGCCGAGGATATACTTTGCGCCCTCACGGACTCGGAGAGTAACATCGTGTCCTATGTCGACAAGAGCGGCTGCACCCATCATTGCGGTGGTGCAGCCACTCACGGCGACCAAGAAGTGACGGGCGACCTCCATGTGGAGGGCAAAGTACTGGTTGACGGCTGTCAGATAGTTGAGAATGTCGAAGGCGGCATGTTCTATATCCTTGACAGCGACGACCGTGTATTGTTTGAGATTAACAGCCGTGGTGAGACCAATTTCAAGGGAATCCCCAGCGACGTGCAGAGTGCGCTGGACGCTTTGGAAGAGCGTATCGCGGCCCTGGAAGAATAACCCTTGCGACCTGATTCGCAAGGCGCAGTGAGAACAATCCATTATTTTTTTCACCAAATAAAATCAAGTAATTATGTCAACAAAGAAAGCTTTGAAAGTTCAGCTTCCGTCGGCAGTCGATGACGCTACGGGACTGAGAAAGCTGGAGCACTACTACGGCATTGAGTTCGTTCGTGGTGCCAGCAATGGCGGTGGCAACAACGGCTATTACAAGATGATAGGCGATGCAGAGCTGCTGAGTGAGATGCGCTTCCACAATCTGCTTAAGATTGCGAGCGTGAAGGATGCGCAGACGAAGGCCATCCTGAACCCTGTGAACTGGCGACAGACCGTAGGCGGTGCAGCCTCAGTGCTGGACGGCTCTGACGGTGCCGACATCATGCAGATCACCCATGACGGTGAGAAGCCTGTAGGCCTGTATGCCATCTGTGGCGGTACAAACGCCACCTACGAGCGTTTCATCGTGTCGGATGAGTATTTCGAGTATGACGGCGACCAGGCACAGTTCTATCCCGCCTACGGTGAGACTCCCGACTACGCCACCATCCTTGCTAACCAGCTCCGTTCGGTACGCAACGAGACCGTCATCGGTACAGCCAATGTCGGTATCAGCTCCGAGAACTTCAGCGACCCGCAGTATGGTGTGGCCAACGGTGGCGGTTTCCCAAAGACCCAGATGAGCCGCTTCCAGTACGAGGCAGCAGCCCGCGCCAAGAATGCCAATGCCAACAGCAACCTGCCGTACACCATCATCAACACCCTTGACGATGAGCTGACAATGGCCCTGCTGGCTATTGAGTTCCGCACGAAGCTGTTCAACAAGTACCTTGGTCACGGCATCAGCGCAAACGCTGCTCCCGATGCCTCTACCTGGGGCAAGATTACGGGTATCCGCTTCACTGCCGACGGTGGCCAGACGTACACCTACGGCACACTGGGCTATGGCCTGTTCGTGAACGGTGCCACTACTGCTGTCAATATCTGGCAGATCATCAACAACTACTGCCCGCTGACCAAGATGTTCGAGGCCCAGCTGGCCGTATCGGACGGTGCCACTCTGGAGCCTGTCTACGACAGCGACGGCAATGCCGTACAGGGTATCGCCCAGGGTGTGATGACAGGTATCTACACCAAGACCTTCTCGTTCACTGTTCCCGCCTCTACCGTCAGCGGTGGCACGGCTCAGAACATGACCGTCGAGGTATGCCTGCGTATTCCCGTATGGCGTGGCCGTAACCGTCTGTGGGGTAACCTCACACAGTGGAAGGGTGGCATTGACGTGCTTCGCTGGAAGGACAGCGAGGGCAAGACCCACCATAAGGTTTATCGCGCACCCTCGATTGAGGCTCTTACCACTGACTCAGATGTGGCCGTCAAGAGCCAGGAGGGCGACTTCGCGTTTGAGTCGGCCTACGACTGCCTGGGCGAGCTGCCTGTAGAGACTGCTGCAGGTGTGCGCTGGGCTACGGAGATGTTCACCAAGGGTGCCATCACTACAGCTATCAGCAAGGCATACGGAGGCGGTATGCTCAACTACGAGGGTGCAGCCAACTATGTGAACGTAGAGGCTGAGACAGGCACGTACCGTCGTATGGGTGCTCTCTTCGGCGTCGTCGCGTACGGCGGCCTTGCGGTGTTCCGCTATGCGGCTTTGACCTACGAGCCGTCGGGCGCGCTCACGAACGTCGGTTCCGGCTTCCGTGTGAAGCTTACCGCCTAACGAGCATCGAAAACACAAGCCGCATGCCGAAAGCCTCTTCCTGCCGACAGGCAGGCCGAAAACCGAAAGCCGGAATGCCGAGACGCAGAACGCAGACCGCCGCGACTTGTGGACTCTGGAACAGCGGGCTGGCGGCGTAAGCCGCCCCCGCTCATATAATCCATCAATAACAAGAAAAAGTAAAAACATTTAACAAAGAAAAGTTATGGAAAAAAATATGCAGTTTGAGACCCGTCCTGAAGTTCAGCCTTGGGGCAACGACAAGATGAACGTTCCCCTGAACGTGAAGGAGATTCCCGGCTTCGATGCCGAGGGCAACGCGGTGACCCGCTACCAGGCAGACATTCTCTGCAAGGTAAAGAAGCCCGTGACGCAGGACAGCATCGTGGAGGCCGCAGTGAGTGAGAAATATACGGAGGCCGAGCGTCTTCGCATCATGTCTAACTTCACTAAGGAGAACGACCCGGAGGTTGAGGCGTTCAAGGCGTTTACCGCCGAGATACGCGAGGCAGCGAAGGCCGAGGGTTACGAGTGATCTTTGAAACGAATGAATTAACAAGAAAAAGTCTGTGAGATTCCTCTGTTTGCCACATGATGGCAACACACTGGACTAAGGCAGGTCTATTCCCGGTTGTCTGTGGTCATGGGTGCTCACTTCGGCGACAACGCGAACAGCAGCAATGCGGTGTTCCGCTATGCGAATTTGAACAACGAGCCGTCGAACGCGAACACGAACATCGGTTCCAGCTTACGTGTGAAAGCAAACATACAGAACCACATATATATTAGACAACGATAGTTCAAACATATATGCCTGGGCACGGGCCTTGAGCTCGTGAGGCCGAGGCCTTATCCAGACCACAGAGACCCCACCAGCACGGTGAAACACATCAGACATGGCAACGGCTGACCCCTTGCGGCAAAACCGCAAGGCACAGGACACAGCCAATCGAGGTTGTCCGCATATTAGTAGGGTGTCGGTTGTAGGACACATCGAAGGTTTGCGAAAAAGGCTCACACGGGCTTAGTCTTTCTGTTTGCCGGTGACGGCGAGACACAGGACGGGAGCTATGCACAGAGAATGGAATGTCTGGCCTAAGTTCATAGACAAGGAGACTATCCGCACTTCCATCAGGAACGCGGCGAAGGGAAAGAAGAAGTACCGCAAGGTACGGAAGGTGCTGAAGAACCTCGACAGGTTTGTGGACCTGTTTCAGGAGATGATGCTACAGGGCGCATTCAAGCCCTCTCCCTACGACAAGTGCTTCATGAAGACGGAATACGGCAAGGAGCGGGAGATATATAAGCTCCCGTTCTTTCCCGACCGTGCCGTCCAGCACGATGTCAGTCTCTGTCTGCGTCCCCGTTGGACCCAGGCACTCATCAGCGACACCTACGCCTGCATACAGGGCCGTGGCATCAACTGCAACGTAGCCCGCTACAGTCTGAACAGGAAGGTTAAGCGCGTCCTGAACAAGGGCAAGTACCGAGGCGTTAAGCTGTACTGCCTGAAGATGGACATCAGGAAGTGCTACCCCACCGTTGACAACGAGGTGCTGGCACGGCTTAACAGAAAGTACTGCAAAGACCCTGTTATGCTGGAGCTGCTTGACCTGCTGAACTTCAACGACGGTTGCAGCGGCTTGCCGATAGGCAATTTCCTGAGCCAGTTGTGGATAAACATCGTTCTGACCGAGCTTGACAGGTACATCAAGGAAGAGCTGAAGGTAGAGCACTACTTCAGGTACATGGATGACATTGTCATCATCAGCGACGAGAAGGGCAAGCTCCATCAGTGGCAGTGGCGCATCATGAACTTCACCTGGTACGTGCTGCATCAGGAGATGAACAACAAGCGTCAGGTGTTCCCGATAGGGATAGGCAAGTACCAGCGCGGTATAGACTATGCCGGTTACGTGTTCCGCAGGGAGCCAGGGCACAGGAAATGCCACACACGGGTGAGGAAGCGCAACAAGCAGGCCTTTGCAAGGAAGCGTCACAGCGAGCTGAGCGTACCGAGCTACATAGGCATCGTGCAGCATTGCGACGGGAGGCATCTTATAGACAAGATAATCAACAACGACAACAGGATGAACATAGCAGAACTTGGCATCAAGATAGAGCGACCCTTCGAGGGTGACAACATCAAGATAGACCAGATAGTAGACCGCACCATCGACGTGCTGGACTTCGAGGTGAGGCCGAGCGAGAAGAAGCCCGGCACCGACTACCTGAAGATGCAGATACGCTTTGAGGGCAGGAAACGCTTCGTAGGCGGTGGCTACCAGTTTCTGTGTGACTTCCTGAAGAAGGTAGACAAGAAATTCCTGCCGTTGACAGACTGTATCATCAGGAACAAGCGAGGGTACTATTTCGACGGCACGATAGATGAGGACTGAGCTATGAGCATGGAAGAGATAAAAATCAAGTTGGCACAGAAGGCCTTGCAATATGCAAGCAGTCTTTTCGGCGGGCTGGTGATGGCGTTCGAGACGAGTATCGACTTCTTCATCCCCTGCCTGTTGGCCGTGATACTGGACGTTATCAGTGCGTATTTCCTTGGGCGCAGGGTACACAAGAAGAATCCTGAGCGGAGCGACGGGAAATTCAAGAGTGAGTATAAGCGCAGGATTCTCTATACAATGCTGATAGTGTGGTTATGTATTATTTTAGCGAACTATGTAGATATTGCAGTGCGTCACTCGGACGATGGGCTGGCTGTGAGATTTGCCGTGGCTGTGTTCCTGTTCTACGAGATATGGAGCTGCCTGGAGAACTGGAGCAGCGAGAACGACCAGCCGATAGCGAAGGCCCTGCAGCGCGTGATGGTGAATAAAGCAGAAAGGCACCTGAACGTGCCACTAAGCGACATACTGCTGAAGGAAGGCAAGGAAGGCAAGAAGCCCGCCGGAGAACCGACGGGAACGGTGGCCGAGGATGAGCGTTAGTATAACCTATAATATATATAAGTATATGGAACTATTGAAGCGAGGCTCCCGTGGGGAGCTTGTGAAGCAGGTGCAGCGGGCCTTGGGTTTGCTGGTCGACGGCATCTACGGACGGCTGACAGAAGAGGAAGTGCGTGACTACCAGGGCGAGAACGGCCTGACACAGGACGGCATCGTCGGTCCCCGCACGATGGCCTCCCTGATGGCCGTGAGAGCCGGACAGGTGACAGGCATGAAGAAGAGCAGCCGCCGGATAGATGAAATCATCGTACACTGTACGGCGACTCCAGCAGGCCGTGACTACACCGTGGATGACATCAGGAAGTGGCACAAGGAAAAGGGCTGGAGCGATATAGGCTACCACTACGTGATATATCGCAACGGCGAGTGCCACGACGGGCGCGACGTGAACGTGATAGGCGCACACTGCCAAGGCCACAACTCGCACAGCATCGGTGTGGTGTATGTGGGAGGCATGACCGGCGACGGCAAGAAAGCCGCCGACAGCCGGACGGTGGCACAGGCCGATGCACTGCTGAAGCTGCTGATAGAGCTGCACCGGCTCTACCCGTCAGCCGAGATAAAGGGACACCGTGACTGTAGCAAGGATCTGAACGGCAACGGTATCATCGAGGAATGGGAGTGGATGAAGGAATGTCCTTCGTTCGACGTAAGGAAATGCTATCAGAAAGTGCTGCTATGAAGAAAAGGGATTTGTTGTACCTGGCTGTCATTATCACGCTGCTACTGGTGTGCTACTCCTTATGGAACGAGACCCAGCGCAGGGGAGTTGTGGCCGTGATAGACAAGGACAGCATGTATGTGGCACCTACGGCGAGCGAGAGCACGGCTACAGGCTCGTTTACGGTGAGTGTGCCGAAAGTGGGTATAAACGTACCGAAAATAGGTGTTTCCGTACCGAATTTAACAGAAAACGTGCTGGATTTAACGGAAAGCCGCGACACGGTCACGGCCAACGGGACGGAAGAGCAGGTGACTGTTACGGACACGGGCGACAGTCTGAAGATAGACATACCCATCACGCAGAAGGTGTACCGTGACAGTGCCTATACGGCATGGGTGAGCGGCTACCGTGCCAAGCTGGACTCCATCAGCGTCAGGGAGCGGACGGTTATCCTCGCAGCAGAACCGCGAGGCACAAAACGCCCCAGGATTACTGTAGGTGTTACGGGAGGCGCAGGGCTGGTAGGGCTGAAAGGCGAGACAGGTGCAGGCTGGTTTGTCGGCCTTGGCGTTACTGTCCCCCTTTGGAGTTGGTGAGATAGAGAACGGTTGCCGTGACACGGCAACATACATAACAATAATTATTAACAAACATGAAGAAAAGTATTCTTATGTGCCTGATGCTGGTGATAGCCGGCATGTTGGCGACGGGCTGTAGTTCCTGTCAGTCCGAGAACAAGAAGCAGGAAATCAAGGAAGTGGTTTACCACGACTACGACGGAGTGATTCAGGACTTTACCGCCGGTGTTAGCCATATCCAGGCACTCCACCGTCAGACGGCCTACAACCTCATCCATGAGAAGGCCGACGTGTACCAGTGGCGCAACACCCGCATTCTCTTTAACGATACCCTTACGATGGAGAATATCGACGACATACACATTACGGACATCAATGACGTGTTCTACTATTGGGACAACGTGAAAGGGCCGCAGGTGCAGTACGTCAACGACAATGTAAAGGTAGGCACACAGATACCATATCCTATTAACGACATCTGGATTGAGGATGATGACATGAGTGATGCCCCGATTAAGCTATCCTGTGAGCAAGCCATACAGCGGTTGAAGGAATACAACGGAATACTGCCCAAAGCCAGCTTTATCACCTTGCGACTACCTTTAGGGCCTAAACGCTGCAATCCCCAATGGACGTTCGGAGGTAGCCAAAACGTGGTCTTCATAGATGCTGTGAGCGGAGAGATTAGAGACCGTAATCCGGCGTTCTACGACGATCAAGACGAAGTGAGTAGTGTTAGTCAGTAATTTATAGTTTTTTTAAGGTTTTTAGTTATTAAATTTGAGACGGCCAGGCAGGGATGCGTGACCGTCTCTTTGTATTCTCCTTGCAGCGGAACTGCAAGGCACACTAAAACTTCCATGCGTCGGTGGTGATGGCCGTGACCAGATAGTCGGTGACATGATGGAGGTTGTGAACCATCTGTAGCACGTCGGAATCGGCATCGTGCTTTACCCCGTCATCCCGCTTTGGCAGCACGTCGTAAGGCCGTTCAGGATTGAAGTCGTGGAAGAATCCGACGGAGTTGAGCATGTTGAGGCCGGAGAGGATATAGGTACGTGCATCCCTGACGCAGTCGTGCGGCCAGGGTATAGCCTTCTCGTCATCGTCGAACACCTGCCGGAAGGCATTGCGCAGGACGGCAATGTCGAAGTCGGTGCCTTGCGTCCATACGAGTACACGCTGGCAGTTGTACGCATCCTGAACGGCGTGGTAGAGCTGTGCGAGCTTCATCAGTGCATCCCGCAGCTTTATGGCAGGCTCGTTGAGGAAGAACTGTTTGGCCTCGATGGGCTGTGTGGCCCACCAAGTGATGGTACGCTGTTCAGAGGTGAGGCCGTACATAGCGCATGATGTGGCATCGACGCAGCATTTGAGTGAAAGGCCGTTATCGACTGTGCCGTCGAAGAAGAATGTCTTGGCCGATATGGCAGTGATACAGGCCGTAGGGCGCAGCGACAGTGTTTCAATGTCGAGGCCGATGTGTGGGATTTTGTTTTTGTTCATCTTTTTGAAATTTATAGGTGGGAAGAATTTTCTCAAATCAATTTTCAGGTGGTATGCCGGATCGCCCTTTGGCTTACCGAAGTCTACTACTGTTGAACTCATGGCACAGTCAGCGTTTCTTTGACTTGCGTTTCTGGCGTGAGTTGGGCTTGCCAACGGGACGTACTTGAAGAATTTGCAGCTTCAGGCCACAGGCGAAGTGGTATTCTATCTGTGCGCCATTTGAACGCTGCCAGCCCGGCAGGAGAGCAATGCAGTCGCACTGTGCGACGTAAGGCAGGCACTCCATGATGGTAAGGCCCCAGTTGGTGGTGTCCTCATGTGGAATGTCTGTAAGCGGGTTGATGACTTCGTGGCCAGCCTTTTCAAGTTCAGCCTTGACGGTGGCAAACTGTTTCTCGTACACTTCAGGCTTCACGCCAGTGACACGACCGGCGATGTAGATTTTTGCCTTGCGCTTGGGTTGCTGTTCACTTTCTTTCTCTTCGGCAAGGGCTTTCTCGTAGGCCTTGTCGGCTTCCTTCATTTGCTGGAGGACTTCTTGTTTCTCTTGTTCTGTCATAACTGTTGAAATAAAATTATTAATCGAATAATGATGTTTGTATAGAGTCTGCGTATTCTATGCGGCCAGTGGAGCGTAGTTGCTTCTTGGTGAGCTTGACCTTCATCTGCTGCTTCAGCTCCTGATAACGCTCTTCGCTGACGATGGGAGTGTGGGCTATCTGGGAGGTGTCCTCGATGGGAGGCTGAGGCACATCGGCACACTCAATGATTTCGCCCGTCTCGGTATCTACGAGGTATTCCGCTGACTTGTCACCTTCGGGCGCACCTGGATCGACAGCGATAAGGGTAGCGAGCTGTTCATTGACGGTCACACCGTATTCGATGGTGACACCGTAACGTTCAGCGACGGCCACACGCCATAGCTGGTAGTATTCTTCGAGGGCATCCACACGTAGGTGGTTGTGTTCCTGGTCCCAATGCTCTTCCTTGAACTTCTGGAGTGCCTGCCATCTCTCGGAGGAGTTACTCGTCGTTGAGCGAGCGGGAGCGTCAACCGCCGATGAATCAGCGGGAGTGGTGGCCGGTGGCAGCTGTACGGACTGCCTGAAAGCGTCTTCGGCCTGCTGTGCCTCTTCTGCTGTAGCATATACGTGTAGCTTGTAGTACATGCAGATGTTGCTCGCACCCTCAACGATGGGCTTGCCCTCGGAGTCAGGTATCACCATACGGACGGGAATCCAGTCGGCGAAGGGTGGCCAGTCGCAGTGTCCCTTGCGGTCAATAGTCACTGCCTGGCAGACTTTGCCGTACCAGCGGACGTAAACGGTAGTGCCAACGGGTATGTCAACGGTAGTCATAGGCTTACTGTATCTTTAGGTAATAGTGCATATCATCCGAACCTTTGCCAGAAGTAACGCCAATACTCTCTATCTGATGGCGGTTGCCTTCCTTGTCAATGACATAGACAGGAATGTCGTGAGGGACACCGCCGCACATATCCTGAATGGCTATTATGTCCCGATAAAATTCTTTAACGTTCTTAACCATAGCTATTCTATTGAAGTATTCTATTTGTCATATAATCCACACAGTCAGCGAAGGAGTCAGCAGAGCGTTGTATTTCCTCTTTCCGCTGGTTATTGAGATAGTCATCGTAGAACTGGAGCCTACGCTGTGCGCTACGCATTGCGGCAACAAGCTTGGCGAAGTGTACAAGCTTTTCCCTGTCTGTTTGTTTTCTTACTTCACCTTTCTTCATAGTTCAATGCTTGGCGTGTAACGGAACGGTGTAAAGTGGATGATGGCCATCGGCTGTGCCTGGTCGTAGTCACGGAACCAGTCGAGCCAGTCCTGAAGTTCAAGGCCGTCGTTATGAGAGAGCACCTTGCCAGAGGTGAAGACCATGCTTTCATCGATGACGTAGAAAGGGAGGTCGCCACGGTCGGGCATCTTGAAGTCCAGCCGTTGGATGCCTATGCCATCCTTGGCAGTGAGCGTCTTTAGGAGCACCGTCTTGGAACGGTAGGGTTCGCCCAGCCATTGGCGCAGTTTGATGACGGCATAGCCTCGTTCCACATCGTCAAAGATGCCTTTCCAATACTCATAGTTGGCACGGATGGTGTGCAGCTTCTTCAGATAACATGGTAAGCCGGTGAAGTTCGCAAGCACCTTTGGCCCGAAACCAGTCTTTTCACCGGCCTTTGGATGCGTACCAGGGAACTCACGGGATAGCATGATGTTGTAAGTCTTAATCTTCTTCATACCTTCAATCGTTTTATTTCAGGGTTTTCGGTGGTGGCCACTATCCATTTGCGGAGGGTGACGATGTTGGGAGCAAGCTGCCAGCCGCGTCCGTAGTAGCCCGTACCGCTATCGCTGACTGCTGAGGCTGTGGTGACAATCTCGCAGTCGTGGGCAATCTTGCGCCAGTGGTAGGGAGTGCCGCCGAAGCGCAGCCGGCAACGCTTTGTGCCTAAGAGCTGGTCACGCTGCCCACACTCCAGCAGCAGTGCCAGGAAACGGTCTGTGTCGTCGCAGTATTGCAGGCGCACGTCATTGTTATGCACGTAGATGTCCTGATACTGCCTGTCAGCGAGGCACGACTGCAGCCGGATAAGGCGCAGTGTGGAAAGCACCTCCTGATGGGTGAGGTTGAGGACGGGCGCATGTTCGAGGATATGGTTTAGCGAACGCTTGATAGCCTCGTTTGTACGGTCGAATTTTGCCAGTGGTGTCATATATGCAACTGTTGTTTGATGTATTCGTCAATCTGTTTCTCGTAGTCACGGCACTGCTTGGCCCGTTCGCGCACTATGTCCGGGTCAGCGTCGCGCCGCTTCTTGTAGGCGAAGTATTCCTTCCACAGCTTGCGCCATTGCTCTACGATCTGGAAGAAGGCAAACGCCTTGGGGTCATCGGGCGTAGACTTAGGATGCCCCTGAAGGTAGAAGCGTGTGCGGGTGTTCCAGTTATCCAGCTCCTTCTCCTTATCGAGGGCCTGCTTGAACACTTCCTTGTCGCGTCCCTGGTCGAAATACTTCCGCTGCAACTGACGCACCTCATATACCAGGTATAAGTATTGTTCAGACTTGTTCATATTGTCGGGTATTACTGTTGTTTGTATTCTGTAGATGCCTTTTCCCTTGCGAATGTAGTCATCACGCTCAATGAGTGCCAGATGGCGGTCGGACGTGGTGAACACAGGAGCCTTGCGCAAGCCGTCGAAGATTTCATAGCGGACACGGATTGGCATAGGGAGAGTTTAAGAGTTCGCCGCTGCACACAGGGCATGGCGGTATGGTACGTTTCAGTTCGTCGATATATGCAAAGTGAGTGACGTTCTCTTTCTCTTCGAAATCGTAGCGGTCACAGTCAATGTAATACCAGGATTCAATAATAACGTCCTTGTTGGTATGGATAAGCACCTGAATGGCGTTAGGATCGCCGGACAGTGGATAGAGCGAGGGCTTTTCCTTCTGTGCGCCGTGCCAATCTATTTCGTGAAAATGCTGATGAACGCTGTTGAGGATGAACAGGAAGGCCATAGCAAGGATGCCGACGACCATACCGATAACGAAAGCAATGATATTCATACTTGTAAGATGTTAGGACGGGTGTTTCTTGGAAATCTCAGTGTCAGTATAGGACTTGGCATCGGTGAGAGCCTGTGCAGCAGCTCCCTTCGCATCGAACTTGTCAGCGAGTGCCGTAGCCATTTCCTCCTTATACTGTGTGAAGAACGTTGAGGCAGATGCGATATCCGTCTCTTCCTTCTTGCGCAGCCATGAGAGCGGTGTGTCGAGAGATACCAGCTTCTTCAGCAGGTTGGCAATGGTGAAGCGCACGGGAGCCTTGCCGATGGCATAATTATAGCCCAGCACGTCGGTAACAGCGTCGCCACCGTCGTTCACGTCGTCACGGGTAATCTTCGTGCCACCTTCGCCGCCAGCACCTTCCACCAGTAGTTTCTTCGGTGTGGTAGTAGCCGACTCCCCTTCGCCAGTGGTTGTAGTGGCATTGTCGATTTTGAGCGTCGATTTCAGTATGGCCTCATTGTTGGCCTTGGTCTGCTTTGTCAGGTCGTCGATGGCCGTAACGAGGTTGCCCAGCAGCTTCTCTGTGTCCGTACCTCCCGACGTATCGACAACGGAGCGAGTTGTGCCGGAGCTTTCGCCGCTGTCAGTGCATCAGCCGAAGCAATCATCATGCCCTGTGCCCATCGGTAGGCCGCACGGCAGTTGAAGAGAATATTGGCATCGTCCATTTCAGCTGGTTCGTCGAGCGAGCGCATGATAGCCTGCATGGCATAGAGGGCGAACTGGTCACGCGGTTCCATCGAGGACAGTGTGGCCACTGTCTCGGAGTCCTCGGACACGCCTCGGGTGATGCCCTGTTGGTTGCCATAGGACGTTTTCATTTCGCACGTCACTATCCGTACTGTCTTGTTTACCAGGCTGGCATCTTCAGGAACGGACCTCATGACCACGCCCAGATTGTTGATGTAGAGCGTCTTGCCGTCGATGACGGCATAATATGTTGTAAATCGGTTGCTTGATCTCAGGATGCCAGTCATGGATAGGTCGCTATCCTCAGTCTGTTGGAATCCCACACGCAGGCCTATCTTGGCATCTTCTTCGTTGAAGGATGACCAGGTGTAAGTTGCAATTTCTGCCATAGTTTACTTTTTCTTGGGTTTATAATAATTGTCGAGAGTCGTTATAAGCTTATGAGAGAGGTCTGCCGCCTGTTGAGGCGTGAGTGCCATATCGCAGAATGCCGCACCACTGTAGGCAAAGCGCACATGTACGGTGTCGTTGACGGTCATTACATTGGTATCCATAAGGCTTTTAATCATCGTTGTCGTTACAGAGCATTGGCATAAGGAGCATCGTAATATCCTCCACGTCGGGCTGTGGCACAGGATGGATGATGATTGCACGGGTAGAGTCTATGAGTTTGAACACAACCTTTTCGGACTGCAAGGCCCTCAATGTCTGTATCATTGTGCGTCCCTTCATGCCGATTTGCATGAAATTCAGGTCAGGGATGAGGCTTGTGCCGTCAGTCTTGGCGCAGGTGCAGGGCAGCATTTCCTCCGCATCCATCGAGAAGTCCGTATCTTTGGCGTTGAGGCGCAGTCTCTCAGGGCTGAACGTGAGCTTTATCAGGTCAGAGACACTGGAGAAGAGTACCAGGCGGTCGAAGGACTTGATAAGCTGCTTGCGGTCGATGGTCATCTGGAAGTAGCTGTGTTCAGGAATGACGCTCCAGTACTGGGGATAGCGTCCGTCGATGGGATTGAAGGAGAGCGTAATTAGGTCGTCGATAATGATACGCGCCACAGGACGGCGCACCCGCTTCATGATTTTCTGACGGTGGCCGGTGGCATCAATCGTAGTCTTTTCCTTCATCAGCTCCTTCTGAAACTCGAAAACCACGTCGCCGGTGGTAGGCAGTATGTGCATGAGAGCCTTCACGATGGGCGAGGGCAGGATAAGCGAGAGGTTGGCTGGGGTTGCTGTATCACAGCAACATACGGGACTCTTGCGGACACGTACCAGCTTGTAGTCGTCGGAGCTGACATAGTCGGCGTAGGTGGCGGTGAGGTTCATATAGACACCGTACATGACAGGCCTCAGCTCGTCTTCGGCCATTGCGAATCTACAACGGTTCAGGATGGAGCGCAAGCCCGGAGCCTCGTATTCGAAGGTGTAACAGTCGGGAGCCTCAACGTCGGGCAGCTGATGCGGCCATTCGAGAAATTCTTGTGCCTGGTTGCCTAAAGGCAGTCGGAAGGAGCCTACGGAGTGCTGGACTGACAGCTGGTATTCGAATACGGTGAAGTGCAGCGGCTGTTCATCGAGAGCCTTGATGCAGCGCAGGAGGTCGGAGTACCAGATGGCCACAGGGTGCATCGTGCCGTCGTCGGTGCCAGGAATAAGCTTGTCGAGCAGGACGGTCTCTGTAATCCACATGCCACCGTTGGAGGCATGCACGGTCATGGTGCAGTCATCCGGGTTGTCGGGGAAGGTGAGCACAAAATACTTGAAAACGTCCAGCTCTCCCTTCGTGATGGCGCAGCGGGTGTGTTGCAATGCCCGCAGCAGCCGGTTACGTGATACTATAAATTCCATATAC